CGAAAAACGTATGCCGCCGTATGCATCAAACCCTAAGTGGAAAGCATACGCGCAAAAAGAAAGCAATAAAGAGATTTTTCTCAGCTCAATCGGTACGCCTAGTGAGTGGTCATATCGTGACTTTGTCAATGCGTGTGGGTTTATTGCCGCTGGCGACAAGAGTTATAACGTAATGTCACTGCCATACCAATTTGGTTTGGAGACTGGTATTATTGATAGAGCGTTTATTGAAAGACAGATACGCGAAGAAAAAGCAGACCCGCAAAGTTTCCAAATGGAAATGGAAGTTATTCCCTACGGGGAAAGCGAATATGCGATGTTTACATTTGATGAGATGAATTCGGCACGTAAATTAAGAGTTCCGTTAGTGCCGATTACCAATGATGAATACGTAGAGTACAGTGGTAGGGTTGAAAAATCACCCTTCTATCGTCGTAAGTTACCCACGGAAGTACGCGTAGCCGTAATGGATATCGCCGTTAGTTCCGCAAAGAACTCAGATAATACTGTTATCATGGTTTTTTCTCTTTTCGAAAATAACACCAAAAAAGATGCACTTTATTATGACAAAGAGTTATCTTTTATTGAAACAATGAATGGCGTTGAACTTGACAAACAAGTTTTGCGAATAAAACAAGTCTTTTATGACCTTGAGTGCGACTACATCGTTATAGATGGTAACGCCGCTTTAGGTATAAACGCATTCGATATCTGTGCACAAGTAACAAATGATTACTTTAGGAATATTAAGTACCCAGCATGGAAAGAACATCCAATGTCGCCGTCTTTTGATAGACCGTCGGTAAAAGATGCACAACCAGTCTTATATGGTATCAAAACCGCTGGCGCAAACTCTGGTGACCTACAATATTCTATGTTAATTAAATCTAAATTGAATCTTGAACGTGGTAGGCTGCGTTTACTTGCTAGTGAAGATGATATTGAGGAAGAATTGAATAAGCGATTCGGATTCGCGGCGCTTAAGTCAAGTAATGACGCATACCAGACAAACAAAGCTCGCGCTATGATTATGCCGTTTATTAATACTACTCATCTTATCGATGAGTCAATTAAGACACAAGTAGTACGTAGTCAGACTGGTAGGATTATGTTTAAAGAAGATAAGACTACATCCCGCAAGGATAGAGTCATTACAATGATATATGGCATTTACTTTATTAGTTTACTTGAAGATAATCTGCAACACAAGACTCCGTCTTATGATTATGCAGGGGCGTATCATGTAAAACAATTAAGAAATGCAACCAGAGACCTATTTGGTAGAAAGGAATCAAGTGGAGCGCGTAAAAGCGTGTCTCCATTCGGTAAACGATAATGTTTGAAATTGAACCATCAAAAATGGATAAAATTGACGAACTATTTGACCTACTGTCTAAATTTGGGGATATTTATTTTAAGAATAAAAGAATATATTTATTCGCTGGCGATACTAAGCGGTTGGTAATACAAAAACGTGTTGCAAAATTACTTGGTGTCGGAGAATTTATCCTCAGAGATATTGCACCGAATAAATATGATGACTATCCTCCGTCTTTAGCAGAGTGGATGAAAAACAAAAGTTATATATTCGAAGTAGCTAAACTTGAAAAAGAAAAGCAAGCCGAAATCAAAGAGTTTAAGGAATTTATGGAAAAATTTATCGCAGAAGACGCTAAGAAAGATGGTGATGTGAATGGGACGACCGAAAAAGATAGCGGTTGAACAAACTGCTAACAACCCTATTGTTAGCGAAAAACCTAAGACATTCGCTGTCGAAGGGTTGATGTCGCAGTGGGCGCCAGTAGTTAAAGATTATACTTCGCGTATAGGGAATCAATCTACGTTCTTTGCATATGACCCATATGTTCAAAACACACGCTTAAAGATGTTGAAGACAAACCCATCATTTCCAGATAGGTCAGAGCTAGAGGAAGCAATTAAGTCTCCTAGTAATAGCGAGTACTTGCTCAGAGCTACGTCGTGGGCTTTAACCGCAAATTCTTATCCGTATTATAAAATGTTACGTCTGTATTCAGATGTTCTTTTATATAACAATTACGCATATCCAAAGTATGTTGAGAAAAAAGAATTTAAGGCGCCTAGATTTAAGAATGAGCAAAAGTTTATTAATAAATGGATAGATGCGTTTGACCCAAAACGCACATTTAGACGTATTGTTGCAGAAACTTTAGTCGAAGGTAAGCGTGCATATGTATATCAGCAAAAAGTAGATTACAAAGAAAATGATGTAACTTATGCTGCCTTGCAAGAGCTACCGTCAAATTGGTGGAAGCCGACGTTTAAATCTACCGACTCTTATTTCGGTGTATCATTTAATTTCGCATATTTTTGGACACCTGGCACTAGCCCTAAACAGTTCCCGCCTATTTTCCAAAAGTATTACGATGAATTATCGGGTATGTCAACTGTTACAAGGGATAAAGTAAGATTAGATATGGATAAAATATCCACTTCTGTTTTTGACGTTGAATTTACTGCAAATAAGTGGTATATATGGGCGGAATTACCAGCAAGTGATGTATGGTGTTTTAGTGCTGATGAATCACACGCATGGCAAGTACCGCCGTTCTTAGGATTGTTCTTGTCGTTCCAAGATTTAGGTAGTTATCAATTCTTGCAAACCCAACTTGCATCAATCCCATTATATGGTATTTTATCTGGTGAAGTTCCTATGCATACAGATACTAAAGCAACTAGTTCTCAGACTCCAGATGATTTAAGGTTGAGTCCTGGTATGTTAAGTATGTTAACAGACCAAGCGCATAGTATGACGCCATCTGGTGTTGGTGCGTTTTTGGCTCCAGTTGAAAACATTAAGTTTCATCAGTTTCAAGAACAGGTTAACTCATCTAAGATTTATACCGAGGCTTTGCAGCAAACAATTGCGACTAGTGGTTTAACTGGTTTGCAGTCAACGTCTGAAAAGCCTACCGTAGCGATGGTTAAAGCGAGTCAACTTGTTGAAAAGAGATTTGCTGATATTTTTTACCCGCAATTTATTAAATTTGTAAACACTATTTTTGAAAAGAAACTTAATTTAAAATATGATTGGCGCTTTGATATATTCGGTGATGTATTCAGCGAACAAAATACCATGGATATGTTAAGCAAGCAACTTTCATTAGGTCAGTCTTATTTGTTACCCAAATTGTTGGCGTATCATAATTTAGATATGAATGGTGTAAATGATATTTCTGATTGGGTAAATGCATCTGGAATATTTGACAAGATGAAAGTTCCCCCGAATGCGAATACACAAGCCGCCAAGGAAAACGCCGCGACTGGTGGTATCGGACCGAACGCCGCCAAAGAAAAGAAACCAGTTGGTCATCCTGCACTTGATGAGGCTGATATTGAAAATGATAGCACCGCTGCAAATTCTGATTCTGGAACAAATAAAGGCGAAGACAGGCAGTTTACTGTAACCGATATCGATGACGAAGATGCGGAAGCTATCGTTGAAATGCTATCGGAGGCTGGATATGAAGTTGAAAGTTAAATGCGAACACGAAGTCGTATGGGTAACAGACGAATTTTATGGCGTCTATCCCCGTATTGAAAAGGGTGTTTGTATTAAGTGCCAAAAGAATTTTCATAGAATTAAAGGGAAAGGAGGTGTTGATGATGACAAAATTAAAGCTGATGCCAGACGAACTGAATAACTCTATTAATGAATTATTAGGGTCATTGTTTAGCGCAAATGCTGTCGCCGATAATATTGTGTATCAACTTGAGAATGTGTATGCGATGCCAAAGGCATCTGACCTTTTTCATCATAAGTACGCGCATGCTTTCCCTGCGATTGCTGATACTGTAAATAAAATCCAGATTTTAAGGGGTGCGCGTGGTACACGCAAGCCCGTAGCTGGTAGCGAAATGCAATTTGCATCTGTCATATCGTGTTTCGAAAACATGCTATCTGCTGTTTTAGAAGTCGAAAAGAAATTTTGCGACACGCTTGACCTATGTGATGAGTTAGATGAAAAAGCTATCCGTATTTTTATTGAAAATACATATATGGATATTTTACCCTATACAAAACAAACATTAGTTTGGCTTGATAAGGCAGAACAGTTTGGCGATGACCTTACGATGTTTGACGCACTATTTGATACGACAATTATTTTAGAGGGTATTTAATTATGGCAAACATTACATTCGCAGTTGATAGTAATCAAATTACTGTTAAAAATGTAGGTAATAGTTCATTCTTAGAGCTCGAGATGTATTGTATATCAGACGCATTTCCAAATCGTAACGATTGTACGTTTACAAAAGATGGCATGATAGCGTCTATGCCAACAGTATATAATAAACCGATTCTTGGATATTTTTCTCCGATAACAAAAGATTTCGAAGAACATAACCATGATATTAAGTTCGACCCAGACACTGGTAAAATTTATCAGGACTTTCAGGGTAGGGACGGCGAAAAAGCCATTGGCTTGATTCGCGAAAGTGACGCTGTTGAGATTGTTGAAAAAGATGGTTTGAATTGGTTACATATTACTTGCGGTATTTGGGCAAAGTATAATATGCAACAGGTTAAACACATCCTGACATCTAAACGAAAGAAAGTGTCCGTTGAGTGTAATGTTGTACGTAACCATTTTGAAGATAAAATTGAAGTAATTGATGAATTTATCTTTAATGGTGTTACAATTCTTGGCAACCGTCGTGGTGGGTTAACGCCTGTTAACGAGGGTATTGCTGGAGCTCATCTTAAATTGCTTGAGTTCGCAAACAGCGAACAATGTAATACTTCTATGAAAGCTATGTCGTTCGCGGCTAAAGTTGATTTAGAAGAGCAAGGATTAACTAGCATTTCAGAAAAACTTATGCGCTCTTTAGGGACTAAGTTTTTTGTTGAAGATGTTTACCTTGATGGGGTTGCCCTATTACAAGAACACGACACTGGTCGATTGTTCACAACCAACTATAGTATTGACGGTGATAACGTTAATATAGATTTAAAAGACAAACATTATGTTTCTGAGTCTGATTTATCAGACGCCGAATCTAATCGTAAACTCTTTCTTGAAAAGAGTAAGATTGGAAAGGGTTCAGAAATACCGATTGACTTTAGTAAAGAGGCAGTTTCGGATGCCCCCTGGGGCTCTATATCCAAAACTGATTTACGCAATAAGATTTTGGCAAGTAGCAACTATAGGACGCTGGTCGGCAAAGCTTACTTAGTTGTACTTGATGGTTGGGAAGACGCTCCATCGTCTAATCTTAAATACCCAATCGCCCAAATCGTAAGCGGAAAACTTGTGATTAATCGCAATGCTTTAACCGCGGCTTACAGTTTCTTACAAAAGAACACTGGAGCCCCCTATTATCGCAAAGCAATTAATCGTTTGAACTCTTTAAAGCGTATTGCTGGCATGGAAACAGATAACAAAAAAAATTTTACGGAGGAAAAGAAGGTAATGAAAAACAAGTTTATTGGTATGCCTTCTGAGTTCAAGTATATGCGCTCGGCTGGTGGTCGTGCACTGTTTACTAAAGAAGGAAAAATCTTTAGTGCACCGTGTGATGCTGGTGAGGGCGAGGAAGTTGAATTCAGAGAAGATTCTTTGATGACAGCCAACTTGTTTGTAAAAGAATGCTCTATTGCAGAAGGCGATGCTGACGGCGATGAAGTTGATTGCACCGAGGCGCTGATGAGTTTCATTAGCGAACAAGATGAAGTCAAGTGTTCTATGGACAAGATGATGGCTGAAAAAGACATTGCTATGGCTGAAAAAGATGTTGCTATGGCTGCTAAAGACGAAGAAATTCGTATGGCTAAAGAATGTGCCGAAAAGGTAACTGGCGAACTAGAAATGGCTCACAAAGACCTAGAAATGGCAAAAGCCGAAGTTGAGAAGGCTGGAAAAGTAGTTATGGTTGAAAAGGTTAAAGACCTTGCGGCTAAAGAAATACTTTTATCAGAGAAAGACCGTTTTGATATTATTGAAATGGCTGAACATGGGGCTTTCGACAGTACAAAGGCATGTGAACAGGAAATCGCTATGCGCGTCTACAGCGCTATCAAACGCGAGCCTCTCTCGTATCAATTGCCTAAGAATAGTGAAGTAGTAAAGACGAATGAAACTGCATTAGAAAAAGCCAAACGTCTTGTAGATAAGAAATAAGTAATCGGAGGAAAATCAAATTATGAAATTTTTTCAAAAAACCAACATGATTTCTGAGTCTGTTTACGCCGCGATGAGAAGTGGCTTGTTCCACACTGCTATGGAAGCTGAAGCAGCTGTTGATTCGGGCGCTTTCGTCATTGCTGGCGAATTGGCAGACAACGAAGTCTACAACGAATATCTTGGGGCTGGTGCGCTCAAAGATTTCAACACCTTTATTATCAAAGCACCTGTCAGCGCGCATGTAACGGCTAGCAATGCTAACGTTTATGTAGTTGACCCCGTTAAAGTATCCGAAGCTACCAACGGCACCAATGTCTATCGCGAAGGCGCTAGAACTCTTGGTTTGGCTGGGAACCCTGGGGAAAAAATTGCGATTCGCAAATTATTCCTCGACGATATGTTTATTTTAGGTGCTGGGAACTTTGTATCTGCTCCGACTGTTGGAGAATTTGCAATTTTAACTGCTACCGAAACGACTTTAACCCCTGCTGCTGCTATTCCTTCAACTGGATTTGCTATCCGTGTTGAATGTGAATGGCATATTACTCAGGGTATCAATGCTACCGACGGTTTCTTATGCACCGTTGTGCAGCTTTAAGAATTGGAGGACATTAAAATGAGAAACTTTGCTCAGTTTTCGCACGCTCCTTTGCTTGACGTTAACGCCAACGCATTGGTAGATGCTGGTATTGAATTAACCAAAAAATATGTCGCTATCAGAGACAAGAATACTTTGCTTTCTGATAGAGAAGAGTACACGAAGGATAACATTGAATTTTCGAAATTGTTTATTAAACACTGCGTAGAAAAAGCTGGTTATGTATTCGTCGGTACCGAAATGTTGAAAAACCCGCAGTTATATGGAGACCCCGAATTTGGGAAAAACTTCCGCGCTGTATTAGCACAGATTATTACCCCCGTAGCGCCTGCCGTTATTACTGAAAAGTATGGTATGGTTGCTGAAGTTCGTCAAATTGGTTTTGGCGAAACGGCTCGCTTTGTTGTTCGTTCGAATGAATTATTTGTCGTCAATGACATCGCCGAAGGCGTACGTACTGGTGGTTTGCAGAGAGTTTATAACGATGAGTTCACCGTAAACCCGACGCCCAAACAAATCCGCTACGACGTTCCTTGGTATCAAGTCGCTGCTGGCATTTTTGACTTTGGCGAATTCGCTTACAAAATCGGTCTGTCGTTCAGCGCCTATATTAACATGTTAGTCATCAAAGCGTTTGCCGATGTCGTTACTGACTGGGCTACCGCTTCGTCTCCGTACGTTGTTAATGGATTCTCTGACAGCAACTATATTACCATCGGTCAACGCGTTTCTGCTGCTAATGGCGGCTCTGATGTTATCGTACTTGGCTCTTTGGCGACCGTTGGAACGATTTTCTCGAACCAACTTGGCTTACAATATGGTTTGGGCGAAGAGATGAATAAGAATGGTTTCTTGGACCGTTACAAAGGTTACCGCATTTCGTATTTCGACCCTGCTATGATTAGTACCACCGTCAATACGACTGCTAAACTAATCGTTCCTGAAGCTGTTTTATACTTTATTCCTGTTGGCATGGACAAGCCGATTAAGATTGTATTCGAAGGCGAAAACGTAACCATCGAATCTATCCCGACCGTCACCGCCGATAAGACTGGTGGATTACAGATTACTATGCGTTTAGGTGTCAATGCTATCGTTGGTCAACGTTTCGGCGCTATCACTGGTGTAGTTGGTTCCTAAAAGAATACTTTGAACTTGGGGAAGATTAATTTCTTCCCCTTGTTTTAAATTGATAAAAGGAGAAAAAGGAAATGACAGAATCTACTGTTAAAAAAGGCGTTCGCAAAGCCGAACCCAAAAAAGAAGTCGAAGTAGTAGCTGAAACCCCGATTAAGGTTGTCGAACAAGTCGAAAATGTATCTGCTAACGACGATATGAATAAAAAATTTGACATGCTTATGGACATGGTTAAAAGCTTACAAGCTGAGAACGCAGAGTTAAAAGCTCGTAGCGATTCAGCGCCCAAGGTTATCGAATCCAATAGGATGGTAAAAATCATTCATTTATGCGATAATGTTTCGCCGCTTAAAACCCATATCCAAACACACAATGTTTTATTGAACTTTGGTCGCTTTGAAGAAACCGCTACGTTGACGTTTCAACAGTTTGAAGAACTTTTTAGAGAATATCGCGATTATTTTGAGCGCAATGTCATTGGATTAACGTCTGATGATGAAGACTTATGTGATATGTATAATATTAAAAAAACATATCATTCCCCATTGAATCGTAGTATCCTAGAAAATGTAGCAAATATTAAAGATGAAGACCTTAAGAGAATCTATAATACAGTTGCTAGCACACAAAAGGATGTTATTATTCGTAGCTTTGCTACTGGATATTTTGAAACCGATGAATCTGGGAAATACCCCAAAGACAGACGTTATAACAATAGAGACAGAGCAGACTTATTGAATAGATTATCGGGTGGAAAACTAAAACGTATTTTAGACGACATGGATGAAAAGGCACATATTAAGTAAAGAACGGAGGATATAGTATGGCGACAACTTTATTTGTCGACATTTATACAAGAGCCAGTACAAAAATTGATGACCCGCTATTAACGAAAGTTTATGAAGCAAGCGTCATTGGATTTTGTAGGGTTATGTATAACTATCTTGACGCTGCAATCCCCTCGTTCAACAATCCTATTGAAGAAATGCGGCGACTAAGAAACCGAACCGAACCCGATGGAGAATCTGACACCTTTACTGGTGATGGAGCTACCAAAAAATTTACTTTTACAAATACACCTCGTATTGATTCTATTTGTGAGGCATTTGTAGACGGTGTTTTGACGGAGGCAACCTACGATTCACTAACACACTCTATGGAACTGACCGATGCACCAGCCGATGATTCAGACGTAGAAATACAATGGTATTTCTCTGGTCAATTCGATGTCGAGCTGTATGCGGAGGAAAAGGATATTCTTGGTATGCTCACTATGTTGAACTGGGCAGAAAAAGAAAAGAACTTTAAGTTAGATATACGAACATTGCTTGGTGATAAAACATATCGAGTCGATGCATCTGCTAGGTCTAACGTGGGTGGCAAAGTTGTGTGGTATGAATCTATTAAGGAAGATTGCCACAAAAAAATAAGCCAGTTTGCGTGGAATTATCAGATTGTTAAGAGAAAATATGGAGGCGAACCAGCATGGTTACACTTGAGCGAGTAGGCGATATTCGTATCGTCGTTAGCGACGCAACTAAACATGCGTGGCTTTCGTCTTTAGTTGACAACATCTTTAAGGTGCTGCCGACATACGAGGAACGCGGAAGCGGAGCAATGAATTTATATCTTGGTGGTCTGTTGATGGACATGGCTGCCGCTGATGTTATTTTTGATGGTTATTTAAATGATGTTATTGTTAAGTTGTATGTTTTATATAATGCTGAGCCGACTCATGCAGAAGTACGAAAACGTACATTAGAATGCACGAGTTTGGTGCGAAAGAAATTTGAGGCATTGTATGGTCAACAAAAAACTTAGCAACCTACAGGCATCAGTAAACAACAACAGCACATACAAAAAGACACCAACAGAATACTATTCAGATTTATACCAGAGTAAGTTAGATGAAGACTGGGAATACTATGCCAACGTCTATGACGTTGAAATCGAAGAGCCATATGGCTCTCAAATATATATCCCATTTCGTTTACGTATTAGTGATGTGACGACTAGTACGTTCGGATTTGAATTTGGAGATGACTATAAATCTTTATCTTTCGCGAGTCGCGACCAGAATTATGGACTGGGAACGATGTATCGCTTTAGTAATAATTATTGGTTGACCACAAATCCCGAAATTATCAAACAAGTCGCAAACTCAGTTACCGTGCAACGCTGTAATAACGTCTTTAGATGGATTGACCCAGATACTGGCGAACTCTACGAAGAACCTGTTTCTATTTACAACAAAATGCTTGGTAATACAAGTGCAGATAAAATGTATTTAACACTTCCAGCGGGCTATGAGCGTATCTATGTACAACGCAATGAAAGAACCATAAAAATAAAGCCTAATCAACGCTTTATGGTGGGGAATTCAAGCTTCTGGAATGTTTTCCGTATTTCTGGTGGAGGCATCACTAACTTTTTAAATCAAGAAACAAGCGATAACGAGGGAAACTCTTTAATTGTATTCACTGCAACTATTGACTATGTGAATTATGCCACTGACGATGTTGTCAATGGAATCGCTGATGTACGAGTCGCTGACGGCTCACCTCAAAGTGCCCCAATACCAGTAGTCGGTTCTACATACATTAAATTATTACCAGAACTGAACGAAGTAAAACAGGGAAATACCCAGGTATTTACTGCTAGCTTATATGTTGCGGATGTATTAACTCCCGCCACATTTACGTTTACGTACACTGGTGTTGAACCTAAATACTATACTCTTACAGTAATTAATTCTACATCGTTCTCGATTAAGAATAATTACATGTACATGAAAAGTCCTATCAAAGTTACGTGTACTTGTACTACAAAGACAATGACATTTGACATTTGGTTGGCGGGGTGGTAATCTATGCAACTAGACGATTTCGCCAATACAGACGCTGTTTTCAATCCTACGTTTAATACATTTGAAACTCTTCCACTAGTTGGGTATTTATGCGTTATGCATTTGGTTGACAACAATGAATTGATTTGGAAATTACTTAAATACAACGAATCTGATGCTTGGAAGCAAACGAATTTAACAAGAAGCGAAAAGCTTGCGTTACTTTTTAACGGTGTCGGAAATCAGAATGATTTTCGTGTATTTATAGACGATGGTCAAATTGATGTTTGGACACAACAAGCATGTGTTCTTCGTATTTTTCCAATTGAAATATTTCCAGAGAATCAAGTTATGGCAGACCTTTATATTGCATTTCAAGTACTTTCGTACTATGAAATAAACCATCTCACAAATTACCAAACAAGGATTGACACAATGATTGCCGAGATTGCTAAAACCTTTAATGGTACTGTTATTGATGGTGTTGGTATGTTGTCATTTGACAGAAGTGCGTTCCCAAGATGTAAGATGGCTCAATACGGAATCAAACCATTTACTGGTAAGATGATTGTTATGGGTTTGAGTTACGCAACGGACGTGAAGAATGTTTAATATCAAAGAGTACCAACGCTATCTAGAGTGCGATGAGCCTATACCGTATAAGACATTATTCGTTTATCCAGTTAATATGAGGAATTATTACGAGTTTTTAGAAGCTGTTATGTGCTTATCGATAGATAAAGATGCAATGGGTCCAGATGTGGCAGCAATGTCATATTTAGATTTCTTAGCAAGTCTTTATGTTTCAGAGGAATATGGAGAAAGTATTAAGAAAAAATTTAATACTATTTGTAAACTATGTCTTCAGTTAGAACTTAATAGCTTTTATTTTGGTATTGACGATGACGAACAGATAGTTTTTTGCGTTGGGAAGCATACATTTAAGAAACGTGAATTTGACGAATTGTGCAAGATTATTTTACATCAAAATTTTCCAGATTATGATGATACATACATTGACCCAGAATTAGCAAAAGCACTTGAGGAAGAGAGGGAATTACGCTCTCGTAAATCAGGTAAGCCAAGCTTTGACGATGAAATTAATGCTATGTGTGTTTTGACTGGTTTTACTTTTGAATATATTTATTCTATGCCTATTCGTAGATTCTTTTTAGTATTAGGTAAAGCTATTTTAAAAATGGAATACCAAATGGCGCGTACTGCCGAAATGTCTGGGATGGTTAAATTTGAATCCCCGATTAAAGACTGGATACCTAGCGAAAAGAAAAATTTCTTAGTTGAACGCTCTGGTCAATACGACGAGGTCAAAAAGAAAATAGGAACAAAGTAATAAAAATTGGAGGGCAAATATGCAATATTTTATCGCAGGACCTGCGGTTGTCAACATGTTTTATGGGGGCAACCTGGTATCAACTTCCAAGACTCTTATCAACAACTCTTTAGCTGTTGAGGTTTCTTCGGAAGATATCCGTGGTGGATTCGGACACCAATTATTTGGTAAGTATTTCCACACGTCTGCTTTGTCTATGGAATTGGAAGACAGCATGTGGCATTTGGATTGGCTTGCTATGGCATTGGGTTCGGACATCGCTTATGGTGCCGACGTTATGCAAGGCGAAGAGCTGATTCTTAGTGCTGGCGGTGCTGGCACCTTAGTTGGAACTCCTGCCGATGGCAAAGTCTATATTACAATTAAAGGGACAGAAGTTTATTCTCCGTTTGACGTAACTGGTCAGGCGTTTACTGCGACTTCTGGGTTCTTCAGCAAAACTGTATGCGCTCGTTACATCGCTACCGACGCAGCCGCTCGTTATATTCGCGTTAGTGCGAATATCGTACCTAAAGAAGTTAAGTTAATTGCTCGTTGCCAATTATTTAATGGCTCGGCTTCCGATGGAACATCAGCGACACGCGTCGGTTATGTTGACATCGTTATTCCGCGTTTCTTACTTGATGGCGCCACGACTTTATCTTTGACGTCAACTGGTGCTGCTACTACCCCGTTGAAAGGTACTGCTTTGGCTGTACCTAGTGCGGAATGCGATGATGCGTCTGGATACTATGCTGAAATTATCGAAATTCTCGATACGACTAGCTGGTTTGACAATGCGTTTGCGCTGGTTGTACCTGGTGGCACCGTTGATATCGACATGCCTGCTACCGCCACTTTGGCTATTAATGCCTATATGAATGGCGGCGGGTATATTCGTGTTACGAATACCGACTTAACGTTTACATCTCTTGACACCGCTATCTGTACTGTTAGCTCCGCTGGATTGGTTACTGGTATTGGTGCTGGCTCCACGGCGATTGAATTTGTATCAAAAGACAATGCAGCGCTTGTTGGCTCTGTTCTTGTTGACGTAGTTATCTAAAAAATTAGGATAGGGTTCCCAACGGGGCTCTATCCTTTTTTTGCTTATACATATGCAAGACAAAATTAACACTAGAATCTGTGGGGTTATCTGTAAAAATAAAAAACGACTTATTATTGATTTTGATGGAACATACGTGTCTATTAGAGTTAATTGTAAAATTGTCGGTGACTTTGTAACAGTAGAATATATTGGTAATATTGCCGACAATACTTTTAAGATTGTTAGCGCCTACTGATAATGACATGAAGTATCAAGAAAGCGGAGATTAGATATGGAAAGTGCGTTCCAATTTTTGATTGAGAACCTATGGGGTGCTTTAACTAGTATTCTCATAGGCGTTGCTATATATATTATTAAAAAAAAATTAGATAAAATGGAAGTGGATAACATTGAGCGAACTCGATTTATTAATGCAATCGCATTCGGTTCGGTGGTTAGTTTGCGCAAGCAAATACACGACATATATAAACGTACCATCTCAGATGGTTTTATATTGCCAGATGATTATGATTTAGTTTGTGATATGTTTGAAGCATATACACAATTGGGCGGGAATCATGGCGTTTCAAAAATGATGGACGAGATTAAAATTTACCCGTCGTCACCGCTTGTCGACAAAAAAGAAGAATAGATTATCAGAGTATACTGCCAACGCGGTATACTCTTAATTTTGCCTATTAAACGCAATAAGCGTTTTAAGATAAAAGGAGATACAATGGGAAAAACAAAAGATGTTGAGGAATTAGTCAAAGGCTATTGGGAGAGTTCGAGCCAATTTAATAAAGAGAGGGCGCGTGAATTCTTAGAACAGTCTACGCATTTATCGCCGAAATCTCGTGTACAATACGAGTCGGCTTTAAAAATTTACATTGCCTACATTAATAAGTTCTGTAGGAACAGAGAACTTGTTGACTTAAAGCCCATTGACCTTTTGAAATACCAGAACTGGCTATTAAAGGCTGGGATGTGCTCTGCTGCAATCAAAATGAAAAGAAGCGCTATAAGCGCAATTAATGATTATATTATTTTATATTATGGTGACGAATTTCCAGGTTTTAGGAATTATGTAACGCGCGGTGTTAAAGTTCCAGAGACTGGTGTTGTCACTGTGAAAGACCCGCTAACTGATAATGAATACCAAAGACTATGTGATTATTTGGAAGACCACCAAGAGTGGCAAAAGCTCGCATATGTTAAATTCGCATATAGTTCGGGTGCACGAAAAAATGAATGCAGGCAGTTAAATAAAGATATTATTAACTTCCCGCCAGTCTCAAAAGAGGTAGTCGTCAGTGATGAAAACGGTAATAAAAGTACTGTTTTAATTAAAAAGTATAAGACGAATTTAATTAAGTGTAAAGGGAAACAACAAGACCCCATGCGCAGGCTTTCGTTTGATGAGGACGCTATGTTCTATATCCAACGGTGGCTATCTGTGCGTGGCGAAGATGAATGCCCGTATGTTTTTGTATCAATTAATTCGCACGAACCAAGACAAGTGAGTGAATCGCTATTTAACACTTGGTGTGATGAATTCAGTAAAATTATTAATAAGCGCGTACACCCGCATCTATTTAGGTCGAGTCGCGCCACGAACCTTTCTATCTCTGGTAAGAGCTTGGAATCAATTCGAAATTTATTAGGTCACAAATCATCTGAAACAACGAGACTATATATTGTTAAGGATGATGAGGACGAGGAAGACGAAGCTTTCGTCTAAGGGGAAAAATATGAATCAAATACTTGTAATTATTAAACAATGTCAGGATGTTATCTCTGGGGAAGTCTCCAGGGAAGATTTCGCCGAATTTTTATCAACAATCGCTATTAGACATACGCTTGGGTTACACGAAATGTTTTTATTAACATATTCTATTAATATTTTTGTATTAGCTGCAAATTCAGAAGACAAAGAATATGACCATTATGCGTTAGACGTTGAAATACGCTCTGAATTAGAATATTTAGCCCTAAAACTTGGGGAAACGTTTGACGAAAGTATGTTTGAGATTGGTACATATGATATGTTTGAACAAAGTGGGCTGCTTGAATTTGTTGCTGGAGAAAATCCGAGACAATACCAAAAGTATAAAGAACTCGTTGCAACTGCTGTTAATTTAAATGCCGTTGCAATGATTGGTCAGTTAGCTGACAAACTCGGTATATCTACTGTTAAATTAGTAGACATGGGGAATAACCCAGAATTCTTAGAGGCTATTAAGAGAATAGAAAAATAAAAAATAAGGCGGTGATACCATGGCGAGAGCAAAAAATGTTCCAACTAATAAACAAAGGTTATATACAAAAAGAAATGCTGCTAAAATACAAGACATGGTTAGAGAAGTTGCACTGCATAAAGCTAAGGGTATCACGTCATATTTAGCCGAAGAGACACTTAGACAATTAGAAACAAATATTAAAAGCTCTATCTATGGGAAGCCAAATAGAGGTGGGTATGAACGTAGTAACGAATTCGCCAAAACCCCCAAACGCACCGCGGCTATGAAGACTAGCACAAATACATTTAAGGCTGAAATATTTTTTGATGATAGCGAGTTTACATCAAGTACGTCGGGTAGATGGTACCAACACGCCTCTATGTGGGGCTCTGATAATTGGGGATACGAACCCAAAGATGCAGTGGCGTTAGATGATTTTGTCATATGGATGGAACGTGGGTATAATTTTAAAAAAAAGAATGGCACGCGCATGAAGAGACCAGCTGGAAAGTTTATTGAAAAAACGGAAAAATGGTTAGCGTCTCGCCAAAGCCAATTAGCCACACGTATCCTTGCACAAAAAACGTTATCATTCTTAGAACGGTCAGATGTATCTATTAATTCAAACTTAGATGCTAGTATATCAGGGACAAGCAATCGTAAAAGTTATGGTAGCGAGGATGAATATGAAGAATAATAAATTAAGAAAGCTGTGGTGATATAATGAACAAACTTAAATTAGAGGTCGGCTTTCAGGTTGCTGGTATCGAAGGTATACAAAAAATTACACAAGAGGCTCAGACTCTTATTAATAATTCAGATTTAAAGTTCCCAGGCAATAGAAGTGAAAAAATGATTGTCACAGAAATTAAACATAGAGCGGTGTTAGTGCAAAAAGCTACAAAAGATGAGGCTGCATTATATAAACATATGTATGATGTAATTGGTCAATATGGTAGTCAAACAGTTACTGCAAAAGTAGCCGCTATTAATCCGCAACCTGGAATTGGAAAAGAAAAAAACCAAATCGCTTATAACTGGAAGGGTATCAGTGTCGACATCGCGAGCGCTTCAAAAGAATTAGAAAAATTTAGACAAAAAGGTGAATTAATTGCCTCTAAACTTTCTAAATCGGCTGGCAAGCCAAGTGAAACGAAAATGTTACAAGAAGAGTTTGCTAATACACAGAGGAAGATAGCAGAAATTGGCGCAAGAGCAGCTAAGACAACGCCCAAGGGAAAAAGTGACGTTGCAAAAAACGCAATAGCAGCTACCGCTGAATTAGATAGAGCATATGGTATCGCTATGGAAAATATTAATCGCGTTACAGAAAAAACGTTTAATAAATCCTTCGATACAATAGATAGAGCTTTAACAAAAGAAGCTAGGGCTGTTGCTGAATTTCAGGTTGCATCACAGTCTAACGTACCGAGGGATAATAACCCCGCGCAGCTCGAAAACCTAAGAAAAATATCAGAACAAGCTAAAATAGAGGCTGATAACGTTATTAACACGGAGCAGAGAATGTGGGCTGATATGCTCAAAAATGGTCAGATTGGCTCTGCAAAATATACTGAGATGATGGCTAAAACAGAAACAGACAGAGCTCGTATTAATGATGACCAGATGAAGCAAACATCTGCGCGTGCTGCAATCTATCAAGAAAATGAATTTAAGAAAACATTGCAAGTTATTAATAAGAAAAAATTAGAAATAGACCAGGCGACCAAATCACTGAGTCAACTCGGTACAAAAAAAGACGAAACGTTAGATTACATAGCCAAGGCTAAAATACAATTAGACATTGCCGAACAAAACAAAAAACAACAAAAAGAAGTATTGATTGCTGGTGGTAAACAAGTATTGGTTACTAGATTAGAGAATGAGGCTCAAGCCGACCTTAATGCTTCTACTGCAAAGTTTAATGCTCAGGGAAAAGGTCAAATTAATATTATTGACGACATCATGAGTGGTATGAAACAAGCTGCCGCGCGTGTAATTAACTATACCCTAGTTTACCGTTTACTATGGGGCGCAATTGGAATGGGTAAAGAAGCCATTGCAATTATCAAAGAATTAAATAAATCTATGGCTGATATTCGGATGGTTACTGGTCAATCATTATCTTCCGCGACGGCACTTATGAATACATATAGCCAAATGGGTATCGAACTCGGTGCAACAACTGGGGAAATTGCTAATTCTGCCGTAGAATTCTTAAGACAAGGTAAAACGATTTCAGAAACCAATCAGTTAATTAGACAGGCTATGATTTTATCTAAGGTTGGCGCTATTGAGTCTGCCGAAGCCACTGAGTATTTAACTTCGGTTATTAATGGTTATGAAATGTCTGTATCTGACGCTGGGCACGTCGTAGACGCGATGTCACAGGTTGACATTAAGGCGGCTACTAGTGTTAAAGAGTTAGCTATTGCATTACAGCAATCAGCGAACTCAGCTAGAAACGCTGGCGTTGGATTCGATACATTATTGGGATATGTAGGCGCGGTCTCTGAAAGAACGCGTAAAAGTGCCGAAACAATTGGTCAAGCATTCAAAACGATGTTCGCACGTATGCAAAATATTAAAGTTGGCAAATTTGTTGACGATGATACAAGCGAATCATTAAACGACGTAGAAAAAGTTTTGGGTAAGCTTGGTATTGCGCTTAGAACCGTAGATGGTCAATGGCGCGCATCGTCAAGCGTACTTGATGATTTAAATTCAAAATGGTCGGTATTAACGCAAACAGAAAAGAACGCAGCTGCCGTCGCATTAGGCGGCGTTAGACAACGTGAAATCTTATTAGCATTAATGGACTCTTACGACAGAGCGATGGTATTAGAGGCTGAGGCTGTAAATTCTAGTGGTGCTGCCGCTAAGAAATATGCTTCATATCTGGATAGTATCGCTGCCAAACAAAACAAACTAAGAGCAACTGCGGAAAAAATGATATTCTCAGATTTTACGCAAAGCGCATATGAATTAATTATGCTGGATATACCCCAAGCACTGTTAGATATCGCGAAATCATTTTGGATATTAGAGGGTGCTATTACATTCGGGGCGTTTTTTGGTGCCATTGAAATTATTAACAGATTAAAACTAGCGTTTATTGGATTACAAAAGATTATGGCTTTCTATTTAACAGCCAATGAATCTGTTGCTGTTGTTAAAGGGTTTGCTGATATGTATGACGCTGCTATGGCATTAGATGGCGCGGACCAAGTATTGCAAGCAACAAAACTCGGGAACGCTGCTGCTAATGAAGTGTATAATGCTACTCAGTTAAAAAGAATTTTACTCGATGCCAAGGTAGAAGAGAGCGTTATAACACAAATATTAGGGATGAAGGGGTTAACATATGCCACCGTAGAAAGCGCTACTGCTACTGGGTTTTTTACCCTTGCATTGAAAACTCTCGGTGCCGTTATTATGGCACATCCACTTATCTTCCTTGCAGTTGCTTTATTTGCGGTATTCCAGGCTTTTTCAGCGCTTGACGTAAGTATGGCTGAGCATGCCAAAAAAGTCGAAGACTTAACTACTGCTATATCTGATTTAAACGCGGAATATGATAAGTTAGCCAAAAAAACGAACCCTACAGAATCAGATAAAATGTACATGGAAATTTTACAACGTAAGATTCAGCTTAACAAAGACCTATTAAAAACAGCCAAAGAAGCTCAGCATGCAGCTCAATACAAGAGTGCAATGGTTACAGACACTGTTAATGGTGATGGAGGGGCTACTCCTACACCAACTATTGGTCGCGTATCTGATGGATGGGGTCCTTTTAAAACAATAGAAATGTTAGAGCCCACTGTACAGAAACTGAAAGACCTTTATGCACAACTTAAAAGCTTGCCAAAAAGCGACGCCGATGTAAAGGCTTGGGATAAAACAAAACAATCTTTGGTATCGCTAGAAGCAGAATATGCCACCGCTGTATCTGAACTTATTTCATTTAAAGACGCTGGTGTTGCTATCAGTGCCGAAGAAGAGACTTTAATCACTAATTACCAGGCATTAGTTGCTGAAAATAAAAATTTTACAGCGAGTATTAACGGTACAACGGATTCATATGAAACATTGAATGCCGTACTTACTAATTCCAGGGCTGTATCATCTACGTTAAAAGACGAGGTTTCTAAATTGACTAGTGTCTACGACGAAATGAATTCGAATGGTTCTTTATCCGCCTCGACCGTTTTAGATTTGATTGCGAATAATAGTGATTTAGTAGATATTATTACAATCGAAAATGGTCAATACAGAATATCTGCAAGCGCATTAGAACTAAAATTTAATGCTCAAAAATTAGCGGCAATTGCAAGTTTAGAAGCTCAAAAGGCATCACTTGGTAATATTACCGCGTTAGAAGCAGAAAGAGACGCCTACCTAAGAAATGCAGAGGGCGCTAGTGTTGATGCCAAGGCAAAGATGCTCGCCATGGCTGCTACTGCTACGTCAAATCTAACAGACCTTAAGGCTGCTGTAGCAATTATTGATAGACAAGTGACCTTAATTAAAGGAATGTCTTGGAAGAGTTTTACAGCGTCAACAAAAACAGCAACATCTGCCGTCGATAAATTAAACGATAAACTTAAAGACCAACAGGATATTCTTGACAAATTAGAAAAGCGCTATAGTGCATTTAAAAACGCAGTTTTAAAATTACTTGAAAAAGAGAAAAAAGCGCTCGAAGAGCAAAAAACTGCACTCGAAGCAAACTATGACGCACAAATTAAAGTTTTACAAGACCAGATGGATGCGATGGATAAGCAGGCTTCCGAAGCAGACAGATTGCTTGCCATTGAAGAGGCTCGTCTTGCTGTTGCCAAGGCAGAAAAAGCTCTCGCAGACGCAATGCAACAAAAGAATACTCGCGTTTATTCTGCTGCCGCTGGTTGGACTTGGACATCTGACCCAGAAGCTGTTAAGAATGCACAAGATAGTCTTGATGAATCAAAAACATCATTACAAAAATTACTAGATGATTGGAATTTTGACCAAGCAAAAGCTCAGTTACAATCTGCTATTGACGCTCTTGAAGCCGCAAAGGTTGCCGCTGTTAAGATTATTCAAGACCAAATTGATAATCTAGACAAATTATCCGATGCTTGGACAGATTCTATGGATATCGAGGAAGACCTTTCTAAATATTCTGGTCTACTTGGTCAACTAGCCGCATTCGAAGCCGCTTCATATGCTGATAGAATGAAGATGTTGACAAAGTTTGCTGATGACTGGGAAAGAGAATCTTCTAGAATTAACGCCGCAATTGCACAAACTCAATCTCAAATTGATAACAAAGGTACTGGTGGTGGTGGAGGAGGCGGAGGTGGCGGTGGCGGTGAAACCGCTGCTCAAAGAGCTGCAAGGCTAAAGCAGGAAGCTGCTGATGCATTAGCAGCGCAACGTGCTTCTGGAAAAGTTCAATGGAACAAACTTGTAGAGAGTGCTAAGATGAACGATATGAAAGGGTTTTATGATTTACTTGGTGCAGATTTAAGAGCATTAGATAAATTATATAATTCTGATATAACATTCTATAGTGCTGGATATGACCCAAAGGCAAATGGACGCAAAAAATATAAATCATTCAAAGAGGGCGGACCAGTTGCTTATACTGGTATGGCTGCTGTACATGGAACTCCAAGTAACAAAGAGTGGATGCTTACATCTAGGGAATTGCCAGTTGTTAAAAATCTATTCTCTAAGATGGGGGTTAATTATCAAAACTCTATGCTTAAACCTCAAAGTTTAAATGGAACTCAAGCTACTAATTATATGGTTTATGGTGACATTAACGTTAAAGCCGACTCTCAGGATACGCTTGATACTGTTTTACAATCTGCCATGGCTTATGCGAAATCTGGAAAGGGGTGATTTGATTGCCTAAAATTTACAAACCGAATAGGATAACAATGCATCCAAATAACGAAACAATCGACCCCACGATGGCAAATGTTTTCTCATTTATTTTTTCTGGTGTTAAATTAACGTCATATACTTATACGTTCTATAATTTATTTAATGGAACTGCTGTATTGACTCGTACCACAAGCGGCGCTACAAGATATGATGGGGATGTGATATATGAAAACATCCCCTCATCCTTGTGGGGTATATATACGAACCATCAACTTTCATATGATGTACATTTATTTGGTGAAAATTTTAACTGTAGCGGAACCGCTACGGATGATGAGCTTTATATACCAGGTGCAAATTATGGATTTGCAGAAAGGGTCTTTATTGGTACTCTTTCATTTTTGGGGGTTCAAGATGTTTATTTGATACCCTCTGGAACTCAAGATTACTATTATGCGTTTTTGAATGTTGAGGCTGCAAAAAATGCGTTACAAGTAAATAGGGTTGTAGTCCAAACATCATTATCTGGTGTATCTACTAAGGCACATGCATATTCTGAACAAATACCAATCCAAACCGCATTGCAGCCTACATTTACACTGGGCGTTGTGACTGCTCAATCTGGTACACACACGGTTACCCCATCTTATTCGCAGGCGAATGGATACGCACTAAATAGTTATACTTTTTATTTGTATGATGTAAATGGCGTAGAATTATTAACGAATAGCGAGGTTTTTAGTTCAAACGCTAAGTATGATTTTCAATACTTAATTGATGGGCAACAATATCAAGTGCGTTTTACTGGTAAAAGCGTATTAAATCAATATGTAGATACTGGGAAAATTGCAATGAACGTAACTTACGCAAAAGCATTTACAAATAAGACAATACCAATTACTGGAACTAATGAGTGTCAGTATGGTAGGGTTAAAGTTAATATTCCGTCGCACTCACCATCATTCACTGTTGTTGAAGTTATCGGCGGAGATACGGTAAATCATACGTTTACGCTTGTAAACACACTAATCTATCGTAAAGAAATTTCAGAATCGTCCGTACAATTAATCGCAGTTGCTGACCCAATGTTAACATCTTATAATGATTACATGGCTCAGAATGGCAAGGTATATGATTATTCAATAGCCTTTTATGGCACGCTGGATACTGGTGAATATTCTGGTCAAAGTGAGTACTTACCTGGGTATAATGTTATTTCAAATACAAACCATACTGGGAATATTATAGTTAAATATTATGGGTGGTTCTTGATTGACTTAGATACTGACAAATCATATAAGTTTGATGCCTTATTTGAGGGTGGAGACCTTACGCAAGAAGATGATTTCACGAAATATAAAACAAATCTATCGTACAGTGCTTATAGCGTTGGTAACACGAAAGCGGTTACATCGTCTAATCGAGCCCTTGTTAGTGTTGATAATTTGAATGTAAACTTTCATGATACGAATGATTTGTTACAAGAAATCGCCGACCTTGTTTCTACGCGAAACACGCACAGGAAAATAGTTAAGGACAGACGAAATCCAACTAGAATTTTCCCAGTCTTTACATATGGCTTTATCCAAAATCCATTAAATAATGCAATAGGATATCAACCATATGTATGTTCATTTAGTTTTGACCAGATTGGTGACGTGATTCAATAGGAGAAAGTATGAAAACAAAAATATTTAAAGAATATTTAATAAGTATACTTTCTAACAATCTGGCATTAACAAATTACTCTGCATATCTTGTAGATGAAGAAATGACAATTTTAAGCGAGCCCTTTGGTCCTTTTTATACTTCTGTTACTAAGGATGCATCGGGCTTGCTTATATCTGTTTCTGAACCAATATGGGAGTGGTCTGGCGTATCTGGTCAGGTTAGAGGAATTTTAATACTTAGACAATCAGAAACAAACGCTATATTTGTAGATTTAGAAAAAAATGTGGCTGCCGATGGCTTGTTTACGGTTAATTGGACATATGTGGAATTTTTTAGATTCAAAATTGATTCAATGATGTAGGTGATAAAATGTTAAAAAATTATATTAACGCCGATATCTTGGTTGATGTATTATCTGGCAATTTCGACCTCGGTTATACAGACGTATTTGTTACAGAAATATTAAATGACCCAAGAGATATTATATTTGAACTAAAAGAATTAAATGCAAATACTATCGCGATGGTCCCTATCACTGGTGAAAATTCAATGATATGGAATGGTAGAACTGGATTTGTTTCATCATTAGATTTACACTATACATTTTCTCCGCCAGAATATGTAAGGAATATCAATGGGATAATCTTGCAAATGGTATTAGACGAGGAAGTTTATTTAGATGTTGATAGTTTTTCCGTTGATTTTAGTAGCGGAGCTATTTGTTTTTCTGGAGATTTAATTGACGACGTACTCGTCTAAGGGGGTGTTGCTATGCCTAGTGGTTATGTTATTACGACAGAGGGTATATTTCCTAGCGACACCCTTTTTCCTTCTAATACATTATATCCAGAATCTGAGATTGTTTTCGTACCAATTGTATACCCATATGATGTAGGTATATATCAAGAGGGGATGTTCCCTAGCGAAACATTATATCCTTCGGAACAAACGCTTTTAAGCAATACAACGAATGATATCTTTTACCAAATGAATTGGCAGTGGGGTAATCAATATATTGGTCAGTCTTTTGAGGTCGGTAGTGACACAACGTTGTCATCTGTTTCTTTTTTAATCAGAAATAATGGGGTATGGGGTGATTTGTATGCCATGTTATACACTTGTTCTGGTACTTATGGTAGTGGAGATAACGTTCCAATAGGAAACGTAATTGCTCAATCTAATATAATTGATGCAAGTACCATTCCTGATGCGTGGACTGAGACTACTTTTGATTTCGCAGACATACAACTAACTGCGAATACTTTATACGGGATACAATTTTTTGGTACATCAAATGGCGCATATGGTATAGTCATGAGTATTGCCGCTAATTCAACTCGACTTACAACGGGTAATGCATATTATTTTAATAATTCTTGGCAAGCCTGGTCAAATGCTTGTTTATATTTCAAGTTAAAGTCTAATGGCGTAGATTTATATCCGATGTCTAGCGATATTTATATTGTACCTCCTACAGCGATTATTGATGTATATTCTAACGCGCGCACAATGTGGGACTTTCAACCTCCGTCATACTCTTCATACCTTAACTATTTAAGTGGGAATATAAGAAAGAGTTATTTTAAAATTGAATTATTACGCAGGGAAGATGAAACAGTTTATAACACGCTTATTTCCGATATTGTAAATTCTGATGGCTCAACTAGTAATCAGAACCAAGAGGGGGTAAGGCGCACATGTTCTTTCTCTCTTATAAATGCAATTAATGAATATACAATGTTCTTTAGTAACCTGAGCATTGGGAATAAATTTAGATTGCATATTGGATATGAGATTGGAACAAAAATTATATGGTTCTGCCACGGTACTTATTTATTTGATAACCCAACGATGGTCAGCCAGTTTTCAGATAGAACAATACAGGTTGTTGGCTCAGATAAGTGGACTATGCTAAATGGAACACATGGTGGCATATTAGACGCCACATTTATTGCCAATTTAGGCAGTGATATTTATGGGTTGGTCAAAACGATTTTAAATCTAAATATTGTTGGCGACCCTATGCCGCCACTTATTGATAGCAGCCTTTTAAATAAAACAATCACATATGATATTACTAAACAAGCTGGGGAAACTGCGGCTGATTTATTATTAGAAATAGCCTATAACTTAAGTTGTTATATTTATTATAATCCAGAAGGAAGACTTGTAATTCGTCCATTTGAATATGACACAATTAAAGCATCGGCATTTGACTTAACGGTTAGCGACTATAATTTCTTAGGAATGAGCAAACAGTTATCATTCGATAAGATATATAATGCGGTTCAAGTAAGAGCAGACAATATACAAAATGCCGATGTCCCAATTATTGCCGAAATATTAAATAACGACCTAACAGACCCCAACAGTTATCCGAACTATGGTATTAAAAAGCTATATGTTGTAACCGAATACACTAAGGGTATTGACACAGATGAATTGGCACAAGCTAGGGCTGGGTGGGAATTAAAGAACGTTAAATCAAGACAATCTTCTATAACGGCGAGCACTTTACCATTGTACCATTTGGATGTAAATGACGTTGTTACAATTACAGACCAGTCTACGAACGATGTTAAGACTAGATATTTGATAGCCGCGATTACTACCCCTATAAGTACTTCTGGTCAAGTATCGTTAAGTATCGTTAGAACAACAGATGAAATATAGGTGGTGAACATCAATGGATGATAAGATTAGTAAAAAAAGCTCAATGCTAACTCAACTTATTTCTGATATAGCATACAGGGTAACATGTAAAATATTGAGAGACGAACAATCTACTAATATGTTAGCATGTATTGTTGCCTCGTATGATTCTGGCAGAAATACTGCGACGCTATATATGCCTCCAGATTATATAACCGCTGGGGTTGTACGGTATATAAACCATACTAATTCACAACTTTCTGTTGGGGATAAGGTCTATTTACTGTATAAATATGGTGATGTTTCGCAGGGGTGGATTGCGCACAAATCAGATGGTAGTCATTTAATTTGCGGAATTTATAGTGCAACTGGATTGACACAGGACGATACATATAGTTTTATTGTTCCGTTTAATAAAACTTATACTGGTGTTAATTTACCACAGGTTTTGATAACAATAAATACAGATGTGCCACAAAACGTACACGCCAGCGTCAACTCTATAACTGCTACTGGATTTACTTTGGCGGTTAATAGGGTTGATGCGGTTGATACGCTCGACGTAAGCTGGCTCGCAATAGGCGGGTAATAAAATATTTATGAAAGTGAGGTAACTCAATGGATTATACTAAGACGACTTGGGTTAATGGTTCAACATCGCCAATTAACGCAACAAACCTCAATAAGATTGAGGATGGGATTTATAATTCCGCCGTTGCGATTACGAGTATGGATGTCGACATCGGTACTTTACAAGAAGATATGACTACTGCGCAACAGGATATTATTGACATCAACGCAGAAATTGGCTCGATGGTTTTGGGCGCTACTATGACTACAAACGCAAATACTGCTACGGCAACTGGATTTTATTATGCGGCTGATACGGCTACAAATTTACCTACAGTAAACGCTTATTCGATTATTACCGCGCCATTTGATGCAACAAATCTTGCTCAAATTGCAATTAAACGTGGTACGACGACCAACTATGCAATGTTCTATCGTGTATGTGTTGCGAATGTATGGTCGGCATGGCGTAGCGTAAGTGGTAGTACAATCTCTGCAAGTGCACCAAGTGGCGGGCTAGACGGCGACGTTTGGTACGTGGTTTAATATATGGCAAGCGCACTAAGTTCTGCTATCAACGCCATTAAATATGCTAAAGTTCATGCAAAACAAAGTGGCGCATGGAGCGTTATACACGAGGCGTGGGCTAAAAGCGGCACGTGGAAAGAGCCTAGTCAAATATGGGTTAAGACTGGCGGGGTATGGGAAAGAGCAACGACACCAGTACGTTATGTCAAATTTAATGGCAGTTCGTCATATTTTGATTGCAACCAATATTATAATAATTATATTAGTGGCGCATCAACCACATATTATGAATTTAGCATTATACTAACATCTACGTCAACTGTCCAAACTTTATTTTCATATGGTTCTGCAACGGATTATTGCACCATAGAGGTTGGCACAGACGGAAAGGTGTATGTTAAAACACGTTACGATAGTGGGTCTGCATATTCGTTTAATCATGCAACCGCCTTATCATTAAACACATTTTATCTAATTCGAGTAGAATTTGTTAATGCATCTACTGGATATATCAGGATTAGGAATGTATCTGGTGGCGCCGTAGGGGTTGATTATTCAAGTGGTAATATTGCTAGCATATTAAATACTAGTATCAAATATATTGGTAAAAAATATAATAGCACTAACTATTTTTCTGGGTATTTAATGGATGTCAATATGTTTGGCGGACATTATGGTGGAACTGATTATCGTCACGACTCTAATTCTCTTGCATCTTCTACTATTGGCAGTAACGCCATAGTAGATTCTTATACTGCTGATGGGACACAAAATTTAACGGGGTATAACGTAGTTGTCGCAACAACTGGATAGGGGCTGATTTTATGTCAATTCTAAAGTATCAAACTGGCAGAGTGCTCGGCTTCTTAGACCGCCGCAATGGTGTTAAACCAGAGGATTTGCCCGTATATAAGTATAGTTATGTTAATTTAATGGAAGAGATTATGGCATTGCGTATTCTTATGACACAGTTATCCAGTGGTAAGAGCGCATACCAAATTTGGCTTGACCAAGGTAACGAAGGAACAGAAGAAGATTTCTTGCGCAGTCTCGGAAGCACCGTATTTGTTGGCACATTGCCTCCTACTGGAACACCTGTATCTGGTGATATGTGGTGGAATAGTGAGCAAGGTCAACTTAAGATTTATTACGAGGATGGTGATTCTTCCCAATGGGTAGATGCTGCTGCTGGAATAGTTTAAAATATATCTTTTATTGCAAGAAACGAGGTGGTAGTAAATGGCGTTAAATTTTCCAACTAGTCCTACGCTTAATCAAGTATATACATATGGTGACAAATCATGGGCTTGGGATGGAACTAGTTGGCTATCTATAAATACTACCTCCGTGTTTGATTTAACATCTCCGTCAGATTGGGATACAATCAAATATAACCCAGGAACAATTAAATGGGAGGCAAAACCAGATTCTTATGTACATACGCAAACCGTTGTATCAGATACATGGATAATTGAGCATAATCTACACAAGTATCCGTCTGTACATGTATTTGATAGTTTTAATTTCGAAGTAGTTGGTAGCGTTATACATGATTCGTTGGTTCAGATGACTATTACTTTCACTGGAGGTTTTTCTGGTGTTGCTTACCTTAATTAAGGAGGAAATATATGGCAATTAAATATTTAGTTGGGGTAGACGTATATGGAATTTCAGACTTCCATAGTACGGTTGACTTTAACCAACAAGAAGTACAAAATATGCAAATCCATAACTATGCTGGAGACCCAAATGGCGTTGTCACTGGCGTAGCTGGTCAAATCTTATTCGACTCAACTAACAAGATTTTATATACATGTGATGCCGCTGGTACGGTTTGGCATTCTGCTGGAGCTGATACCAACTATTATCCAACTGCTTTTGCTTGGACTGGCGGAACTACCGCTGGACCTACTGGTTCTTTAACTGGAACTGGGATGTCTGCTGTTTCTTATGCAGCCGTTCCGTCTGCGGCTATTGGCGCATCTGGTGTTGTTACAACTGGCGCCCAGGAATTTGCTGGAACAAAAACATTCCGCGCGGCTGCAACTCAAGACGGTATTGAATTACTCGGACGTGCAGGCGGCACTGGTTCATGGGCTGCAATTCTTACCCCAGCTACTCTATCTGCTGATGTTACATTAACTTTACCTGCCACAACGGGCACTCTGGCGCTTGCGTCTCAACTTCCCACCGTCAATGATGGTGGATTAACCTTGCAAATCGGTACTGCTGGTGCAACCAATACATCCGTAACAGTTGGCACTGGCACTGGATTTACGGCTAACGATACTGGCACAACCACCTATGATATCAAGATTGGTCCTGCGTTAACAAATTTAGCTACCATTATGACGGGCGCTGGAAGTATTGGTTTGTTAAAAAAGACCGCGGCTGACACGTATAGTTATGATGCTACGACTTATTTATCTGGTACGGTTGGCATTGCTAACGGTGGTACTGGTCAAATAACTAAAGCGCCAGCCTTTGACGCACTATCTCCATTGTCAGCGCTTGGTGATACTATTTATCACGATGGGACAAACAACGTCCGTTTAGCTGGTAATACAGTTGCAACAAGAAAGTTTTTAAGACAATTAGGCACTGGCGCTGTATCTGCTGCCCCCGCATGGGACACTGTTACGTCTACCGATGTTGGTTTGGCGAATGTTACTAATGATGCGCAAGTAAAGAAGATTGCTTCTTCGACCGCTGGGAATATTCCTACGTGGTCGGACACAAATGGTAACTTGTTGGCAACTGGTTATACAGTTGAAACAACTTTAACTGGTGGAACTGGGGCAATCCCACGCGCTGATGCAGTTAAAACATATGTTGATGGGATTTTAGCCGCATCTGATGCCATGGTATTCAAAGGAACAATTGGTACTGGTGGTACATTAACTATCGCAGCATTTAATGCTCTCGTTATTTATAATGCTGGCTGGACTTATAAGGTTATTGAGGCAGGAACAATTAAGGGTGTTGTCGCTCAAATTGGCGATGTATTTATGGCTACCGTAGATAGAGCTTCAGCTGGTGTTGATGCCGACTGGACGGTTGTCCAAACGAATATCGATGGTGCTGTTACTGGTCCTGCAAGTGCAGTAAGCGGTAACTTTGCATCATTTAATGGAACTGGTGGAAAAATTATTCAAGATAGTGGTTCAAAAGCCTCAGATTTTGCTGCGGTTGGTGCTACCACATATATCGGTACGACGGCTGTTGCCTTAAACAGAGGGTCTGCTAACCAAGCTATGACTGGTATTTTAAGTATCACAATGCCTGGTTCTGGCTCTGGTACTGTACAATTAATACCCACTGCGGCTGCTGGCACTGGCACTGTATTAACATTGCCCGCCACAACTGGTACTTTAGCATTAACCTCGCAACTTCCCACTGTAAATGCTGGTACACTAACAACTACCACGACTACGGCTGGCGCAACAAATACCGATGTAGCGTTAAGTCTAAGTACTACTTTTGATGCTAATACCACAAACAACGCTACGATTAAAGCAGTTGTCGGTCCAGCATTAACGGCTTTATCCACGGTCATGACTAGTGGTTCAATCGGATTTATTAAGAAAACTGCTGCCGATACTTATGGATTAGTAACAACTGTTACTACTAAATATTCTATCGACCTAACTGCATCTGCTACTAGTTATGTTATTACGCATAACCTAAATACACAAGATGCCGTTGTTTCGGTTAGAGAATTAGCTACACCTTGGGCACAAGTAATGTGTGACGTTGAATTTACAAGCGTTAATACTGTTACTTTAAGATTTACTACAGCGCCTACGGGTAGCACATATAGAGTTACTGTTATTGGTTAATAAAAACTAAGGAGAATTAATCATGCTTAAATATACGACGCCAATTTCAATACAAGTTGGAACTGGTACAGCCCCTTTGGTTGTGTCGTCAGCAGTTCTTGTAACAAATTTAAATGCAGATAAATGGGAAGGTCTTGATTTACCGTCTATGACGGGTAATGTTGGAAAGGTTTTAGCTGTTAACACAGGTGAAACTACTTTGGTGTGGGCTACTGCTGGTAGCCCCACCAACCTTACCTTAACTACGTTGACTCTTGGAAAATATAGCTTAAATTATAACAGTGGTAGTAATAAATTAGAAATAATTTATACGCCATGATGGTAAATTAATATGGCTATAACTGTAGCACTTGGTACGCCAAATGATGGCGCAACAGTAAGTACTTTAACCCCATCGTTAACATTTACTGGTACTGACACTGGTAGTTTAGCATTAGATTATCAATTACAAATTAGCGATGGTACGTTTTCTATTATAGATTCTAATGTAACATTTCCATACGTATACGGTACGGGCGGAGCAGCGACATATAGAGGTTCACAGTCGTTTACTGGTAATGGAAGCGCAATGCAGTCTGCAACCTTTAAGTTTTCTGCGCCATCTAGTGTAACTGGCTCTATTGTATGTAAATTATTCTCTCATCAAGGTGTTTATGGCACAAGTAGTCAGCCGAACGCGTTGATAGCAACGTCGTCTAATACATTAGATATTTCAATTTTGACGGCAAGTGATATAGATTTTGTGTTTAATTTTACACCACAAACACTTACGAATGGCGTAAAATATGTAATTGCAATAGAAGGTTCTGGAATGACTGGCACCACATATATATATCATGACAATAACTCTCACTCTGGCAATGCATGCAGTGGCGTGGCGTCATATGATATAGTGGCGTCTGGAGATATGTATTTTATCATTAACTCTGACTCCATACTAGTAAACTCTTTTTCTATATGGCACACTGGATTTAGTGCTGGTGCTAGTCACCCAACGACATCTGGCGTGGAACAAACCTATGTTGTGCAAACCAATCTAACTAATGCTACTACATATTATTGGAGAGTTAGAGCAAATGCTCCTGGCGGTGGCTCGGTGTGGGGCGCATGGAGTTCTGGCGATTCAACACTTGGATATGATAGTTTCTTGGTTGGTACGCCAACGGTTGTTGCTACCATAGATAGCTCTTTGAACCTACGCGTCCTCAACTACTTGGTTGAGGGTGCGGCTGGTGAGGATATTGATAGCACTGGCATATTTTCGGTAGATACTCTTATTGAGGGGTCTACTTTTGATTTTAGCTCAACGGGCGTACTCACGGTTGTTTCGTTGATAGAGGGGAGCATATAAATGGCAGAATTAAAGACTAACACAAAAATTGGTCAGACAACGATTGCACAAGGCGGCGCGGTTTCTGTAACCCTACCAGCAACGGCAGGAACAGTAGCTTTAACAACTCAAGTAGCTCCAAGTGTTGCCAATTCATTAGTTATTAAAGCTGACACTGGTACTACTGAGGGTACTGACCTATATACATTCAACGGGTCTGGAGCTAAAACAATAGATATCAAAGCTGGTACAAATGTCACTCTTACAAAAACAGCTGGTGTCATTACTATTAGTGCTTCTGGCGGTGGCGGCACTACGACCAACGCGTTGGTTATTAAAGAAAACACTGGCACAACCGAGGGAACAGACCTTTATACATTTAACGGTTCGAATGCAAAAACACTTGATTTTAAAAATGGAACCAATATAAATATTGTAGGTACTGCTGGTGTAATGACAATCAATGGTCCATCTTTTGCAACTGGTACTACGAATGGTACATGGAACTATACGCCAAATGGCGGCTCTGCCACAGCGGTTGCAGTTTTTGGTCTTGGTACTGCCGCATATACGGCTACGCCAATTACAGCACAGGCTAATAACTATGTGAAATTTGCGAGCGGTTTACTAATTGTACAAGGTTCATTTACCGTTGCAGCAGCAGTTACTACTGCATGGGGTAATGGATTTACAACGCCAGACCAAACATTCACATTTAGTTCTCCAGTTGCATTTACGGTGGCGCCAACTGTTCATTTAATGCCAAGTATAGCCGCTGGTTCTACGACATTAGTTGGATACACAACGCTATCTACAACAACAGCATGCACCTATGTATTAGTAAGGCTAACTTCTGTCGCAAATCAAACATATACCATTAGATATACATTGACAGGTAGATGGGCATAATGATTGATAAAAAATGGCTAGAACTAATATCCATGGAAGAAATGACATGGTATAAAAAGGTATTTGGTGACACAAGGGATACTGAGATTGGATTTTATGATACCTTTTTAATACACACGGATAAAAAGGTTATGCAATACACTAGAGAGTTAGCCTTAAATTTGACCACTATATTCACAAAAGAAGAATATTTGGAGTTAGAAAAGGCGCGTCAATTTGCGTTTGTTGAACAAAATAGAATAGCCAGTGAATTAAAATAGCGTTTTTACGCAGAATGGAGGGCGTCCCATGGAAGTAAACGGAACGAATTTAACTATCACTAGGGGTGACTCTGAGTCGCTTACAATTAGATGTAGGGATAAAGTAACAAAAGAAATTATACCATTTCAAAATGATGACACGCTGTATTTTACTGTAAAAACCAGTACTGGAACGTCGGTGAAATCGTTGCAAAAGGTGATAACCTCATTTTCGAATGGTATCGCAATTATTGATATCTTACCAGAGGATACTCATGATTTAAAAGGTGGCGCATATGTATATGACATACAATGGGATAAGAAAAATGGAAAAGTAAAAACCATTGTAAAAACATCTAAGTTTATTATAAATGAAGATGTAACGAGTTAATAATTATGTCAGATAAAAATAATTTTATTATTACATTAGAAGACTCCACTGTCAATATCGAAATTGATGGTGGAGTCTCTATTTTTGATGTTAATATTGAAACAGACCCAGAATTTAACATAGATATGACCCCTGGTGGTCGTGGGTATAGCGCTTATGAAGTGGCTTTGCAGAATGATTTTGTTGGGACCGAAGAAGAATGGTTAGCATCATTACGAGGTCCAAAAGGTGAACCAGGAACATATCTAAATAAGTGGATTGATTATGTAACTGGTTATTTAATTATGCCAGTTATGATATTTGATAGCACAAACTATCAAGTGTTTCAATATGAATACGAGACTCCGATGACATTATATCGGAAAATTTCAAAAATAAGTTTTGATGATGAATTTTATGATTCTTATGTTGGTGGCGTATTATCAAACTTAATCGCCAAAAAGAAAATATAGAGAGGCGGTGTGTACAATAAATGGCAACAATTACTGTAAATCAGTACAACGATGATGGCACGACGACTCGTACGGCTGGTGAGACGCTAACTATAAACAGTGGTACATTTACGCAACGTACAGATAGTCGATGGCATGCAACAGCACCAGCGTCTATGACTGGTGCGTTAGCTGGCATCACAATTAATGAAGGCGAATACTATATTGACGCTCGCGACGTTAGGTGGCTTGCGTATGACAATGGAACAAGTACCGTACCAGCTATTGGCACATCAATTGTACAAGGTGATGTTAGTGGATATTTGCTTGGTGTTTGGTTAGACCTGTTATCTGCACCTACCGCAGTTGGCGCGTCAATGCCAGCAACTGGGTTTATTAAATTAAGGGAAACATCTGGTGGATTATTTTCTGCTGGTGCGCTTACAAATATAGGTGCATCTGCTACTGGCGCGGATGTTACTGGATGGATTGAAGTTGTTTATGACCAATCTGCTACTATTTCTGTCCCTAGACTTGGCAAGTATACTAGTAGAGGTGATTATTTTTATTTGGATAATACCAGTGGAGATAGGGCACAAATATTACAAACACCCGTTAATGGTGGTGGAGCTAATACATTCGCACCTGGTGTAGAGATTGAAACCGCACCAAACTCTGGTGTATATGAAAAGTATCCAGCATTGTATACGGCAACCAATGGTTGGTCTGTTGCTCATCTTGGTCAACCTATGGGCGAAAGCGATGCTCGGCAGAAATTCGTAAAAATGCTCACGAATGGTCAAATGCAAATCGGAGAACAGATAACACAAAGCGGAACATACGCATATACGGCATCTCAAGCAAGTACCTATGCGTCTCTAACAAGGGGCGGGACATATACGTGGGTTGATGATTTAGTAACTATATTCTGTTCTGGCGGTCATTTTTTAGAAGATGGCATGCAAACTGGGATAGACTTCACGTCTGGCACAGCCACCGATGGAATATATACCGTTTCAGTGTTAGACCCATATTATTTCACTGTGGTGCTTAATGGAAGCGGGGCAAATGGTACGTGCAATAGTAGAGAAGGCGTTGCAGTTACTTTTACTGCACATGGATTAAATATTGGCGAACACGTATATTTAACCCCATCAACTGGCACATTGCCATCTGGTGAAAGAGAGATTTATGCCGCTACTACTGCTAATATTTATTGGGTTAAATACCCGCATACAACCGTGTTAACTTCTGGTAATACAGGTGCGTTACATACCGTTACCGTTACGTCAAATGCACATGGTTTAGCTGTTGGAAATAGAGTATATATAGATTTTACATCTGGCACAGCACCAGATGGTATTTATACTATTAAAGCGGTAGCCGCTAATACTTATACAATTAACTGCCCACTAAGCGCGACAACAAGTGGTAATTTTACGTCATATCATGATATTGGTTTTGTACCAGTGTCTAAATGTAAAACAAGAATACCAAATATTATTGGTAGGCAATGTGTAACAACCACTCGTGCTACGAATGCAGCCCCTCACGCAACGATTGCGAACAGACCAGAATTTGCTACAACATCGGCTGGATATATCGATACAGAATATATTTATTCTGATTGGTATTATAACCTTAGCCAGCCATATTATGTCAAGATAAAAAATTCTTGGCTATTGGATACTTTAATTATTTCAGAATGTGCGTTACCAATGGATATTATTAATAATGGATTTGGAATGCAGGGCGCACTAGACCTTATTACCGTAACGCTAACATCAAATTTCGCTGGCGGAACATTTAACTATAATACCATCGGAAGAGGTAATACCCCTGGTACTACCGACCATACTGTTAGTGTATCGTACTGTAACAATATTAATTTTACTGGTAATGTCATGAGCATTATACAATTTGTACGAAGCACTGGGTTCCCGATAAATACCGCATATTGTTCGGGTTTACATTTTTATAACAACGAAATTTTAAATGGAAATATTAAAGTGATTGCTTGTTCTAATTTCGAATTTCATGATACGGATTATTGCGATAGAATGATAGGGTATACAAATGCAACGACACCGTATTATATTTTTAACATTGATACAGCATCATCTAATTTTATTATAGATGGTGCCACGCTTGGAAAAAATGGCACAGTTATTAACAATCACCCATATAGTGGATTGTTTAGTATCAGTGGCGGCTGTAACAATTTCAAAGTTAGAAACTTTGGGACTCCGTCAAATCTATTAGTTTGCGGAAGTTCCTTTCCAAACCTATATGGTATCGCAACACCAATTGTTCTTGGTGGTAATGATTATAATTATAAGATTCAAAAGGTATACGTTGATAGAGTAAGAACATCTTTAATCAGTACATCAAACTCAGAAAAGACGGCTACCTATGAAAGTATACATTGTAAATCTCAATATCAAATTGGCACATATGCAGTTAGCATTCCAGCCTTTGCATCGCTTAACACCGAAATAAAAGGCGTTGGCATGTACAATGAAACCACTGGTAATGCATCTGTTTATGGTCAACACTGGAGAAATATATTCGGTATTGGTGTTGGTAGGTTGCTCTTGTCAATGAATGAGGCAAGCACTGAAACGGCAAGCCAAATATCGGTTATGAGCGGCACTGCTAAATTCAATAGTTCTGGCGGTGTAATACTACCAACAATAGGTAACGAGGTAGTATGGGAGACACCACACTGGATTTTGGGTAATACTGGATTTAACCCGCGCGAAGAAATTGTAATGTCTGGCGGAACAAATACTAATTACAATATTATGTATTCTTTGAACGCTGGTTCTTCATATGGCGACTGGAAAAACTTATCTTATTGTCCGTCATTGACTAGTTCTGGTTCTAACGGCGCGTACACGGTCACACTAACATCTACTGCTGGTGTTGCATTGAATGATTATGTTTACGGGACAAATATCGGTATTTTAGCAAAGGTATCTGAAATAACGAGCGATACCGTTTTGACTTTAAACGTTGCTAACACTGGTACTGTATCTGGAGTTTTACGGTTCAATTCGATTGCTAATGAATCTATTAATGCAAGTGGTTTTAAGTTGAAAATAAAAATTACGACAATTGTAACAAATACAACCGCAATTACATTTTTAAGACTTAACACATTGACAAGTTGGTCGGCTCAGACTGCAAATGTATATCCATTAGACGTTTATCATGTGACTCTTACTGGGTTAAAGTCTGGCTCAGAGGTGAGGTTCTATCTTGGGGATAACCCTTCTACAACCGTAGAGTTAGACGGTATTGAATCATCTGGAACATCGTTTACATTGGAACACTCTTTGTCTAGCGGTTCTGGATACATACAAATATTTGCCCTTGGTTATCAACCAATCAAATTAGATATAACATACGCACCATCGGATACTTCCATACAGATACAACAGGTCGTAGATAGAGTCTACGTCAACAATTAAATAAACATATTCTCGAAGGGAGAAAAACATGCCAATTATTACAGATTTAGACTTATTGGTCGATGGCGTAGACGTTATATTAGATGTTTCCGCAAAAACGATTGCTATAGCAACTACAAGCGCAGTTACAAATGCTGGGGCAACTGGTGGCGTAACTGGGCAAACACTTTATTCTTGGTTAAAAGAAAAATGGAAAGCCAGTTCAACTTATATCAAATATCCGTTCCCCATGGAAGCTATTACCCCAGAACAGTTTGAATTCATCAATGGATGGAAGCCGTTAAATCCTGCCACTAGAAAATTGATTAGAACTGCTGGATGGACTGAAAAAAATGCAGCTGGTGACGTTCTAAGTAGATATGCTGGTATTGTATCGTTAGGTAGTTTGGGTGGTTCAGACCAACCATACTATAGATTTGGTACTGGCTCTGCTACAAACTTTACTTATCTCGGTCCAGTAAATGAGGCTATCCAAATTTTTGGGGATGCCGATAACGGTAGTTTTAACTATATGACTGGAACGGCTTTAAACTTATTTTGTAGAGAACAAGGTAAGACTTATGCTGCGTCGAACAACACCGCAATCGGTGCTCCGACCCTTACATACATTGTTTATCGCTTTCCGTTGTCGAACGGTACTGATTTAAAGATTTCGGCATCTGACGTTACTATTGCGGCAAGTACTCCGTATACCAATATTACCATTGAATATTTTGGCGCAGACCAAAACTTTGACGTTGACGGCGATACTACACTTGAACCGTATAGAATCATTATCACGGATTCCGCTGGTACGGCTAGTACACAGCAAATTTATGAGAAGATTCAATACCAGTTACGCCAATCTACTGACATAGATAGCGGCGCTGGCACTGTGATAGGTAAAACAGCAGATGCATTATTATTATTCGTCGGTGATACATTGATTGGTAGCAACGGCGTTAGAATTGCTGGTTTAAATGCTAACTATCTAAACTCCGTTGAGTTCTATGATACTTTAGGCGCCAAACATATTTACCCGTACGTTTCATCTGGGACAATCAACTTTGGACCAAATGCTGGCTCTGGGGATTTCATTTACAAGATGTTCTTCTCTGATACCTATGGTACGGCATCTGCAATTATCGTTAACGATAAAGATTCAAACCCGATTAGTGGTTCTTATACTGGTACATCGATTACTTTCTCTTTTGCTTATGATAGCAATACACAAGGCGGTCGTATAGCTGGTACAAATGCAACCGTTAAGGTAGTTGGTATTGGGTTAACTGGGGGTCAATTTATTTCTGTTGACCACACGATTACAAGAAGTCAAGGTCAATCTATCTTGTTATCCCCTGCCCAAGAACGTAACTACACCAACGCAGCGTAATATATGTTTATTTTTGATGGTATTAATAAAAAAATCAAGATTGACAAAGATGCTACTAATATCAAGTATACATTATATGGTAAAACTTGGTATATTTTTGATGCCGTCGACTTATACTCGGAGTGGAAGAGATGGTGTGTACAGGGCGATGGTGCTCAGTACACACCAGCCTTTTCTGTACTAGGCGGGGAAGATATTGGTGGCGGATTAAAGGTTGGTTCTTATGTATTCTTATTAAGTTCAAACGGCTACATATTACAAGGACCAGATGAAGATAACGTATTTATACAGATATCTGGTAATTTATATCCAGACATTGCAAACTATCCGATTATTGAATCAAACCCTCTATATAGTTATTCTTTGATTATGAGAAACTCGTCTTTAACTCAAACATCAATTGTTTCTACTGGGAGTGGTCTATCTTCGGAACAAGATACGTTATTGCGCGAGATTAGTCCAAAACTTTCTACGATTAATGATGGGGTTAAAAAATCAAGTATATTAATCCCACACACAGAAGACGTGTAAAAGGAGGAATTGTATGCAATTATCTTATTATCCAATGAAAATGGTACAGATTACTGGCTCCGAAACTGCTACATCGCATAAGGGGACTTTTAATGTTGATATGGCATATAAGGATGACCCATGGGCATATGCGCCAGCGGATGTGATTGTATCTGCCGTCGACGCAAATCTATACGTCCCAGGGGTTAGTGTTAACGCGGTTTATTTTGAAACATTAACTCAGGTTGGAACACCAAAATTTTCTGATATTGTCACGTATAGAATGGTGCATGGGAATGATTCTGATTTAAAGGCACTGGGTATTGTTAAGGGAAAGATTTTTAAGCAAGGTGAACGTATTTATAAACAGGGTGTCAAAGGAACAACCTCTGCTCACATTCATTTCTCAGTTGGTCGTGGAAAGTTCTTAGCACCAGGGGTTATTGATTCGGAGAAAACTGGAAATTTTTCAATTCTTACTACTGGCGGAAGAGTGCATTGTTATGATGCAATGTATGTACGCACTGGCACACCTATTTATAAGTTTAATGTACCAAATAGCTTCCCACAAGACGGATATCCGTGGAAATACGAACCAGTTACCACATATGCACCTATGGCTGCCGTTGCAAATATGGCTGTGGATATAGGTAGTGAAATTATCAGAGTTCGCAGTATGCCTGGGTTAAAAGCTGTTCAGATTGCTACATTACCCATAAACACAAGAACAAAGGTATTAGAATACTCAACGGCTCAATGTGATGGGTATGATTGGATTAAAGTACAACTTGGAGCAATATTTGGATATAGCGCAGTCTTGCCATTATACATGAAAATCGTAGATACTACGCTGCCTATTCTTAGTGTTGTTATAGATAAGATTAGTCAGTTAGATGTAACGATAACATGGAAGTCAAGCATTCCCGCAACTGGGTTTGAGTATTCGTTAGACAATGTTCATTGGGCTATCCCAACATCTATCGACGCCGATACCGTTATAATCAAAGGGTTGACACAAAACACAGCGTATACGCTATATTTTAAGGCTAAATCAGCCACGGGTGTATATGGTTATATCAATGCAAAAGTGACAACCTTACCAGCTGATGAAAATGCTGAACTGAAAAAAGAATTGGCTATTGCGAATGCAAAAATTACAGCTATGCAAGTGACGATTGACGAACTTAACAAAGCGAATGCTTCGTTAAAGGCTCAACTCGCTACATTTGTAGTTGCAACTCAAACCTTATATGAAAAGGTTTAAAGGAGAAAAGGAATGTTAGATGAATTAATCGCTTTATTGTTGCCGAATCTTAAGTTGGTATCTTATGGTATAATTATTTTGATTGCAGCAGTAGCAGCCAGAGTTCTAAGTGGAACATTAAAAAATGTATACGCTTTGAATTATAAATTTGACATGGGATGGTTTTTGAATGGTGTTGTAAAAGGTATTGTATTTATTATCGCAGTTACCTTTGCATCGGTTGTAACAGCGTGGTTCCCAAGCTTTCTACAATTAGCTGGAATTACAAGCGCACAAATGTCGCAGGCTGTTTCTGTTATCGCTATCACTGTTGTAATCGCAATCGCAGTATCAAAATACTTTGTTGAAACAGTAAAAAATTTTATGGTATATCTCGGAGTGACTCAAGAAGAGGTTGATGGTTATGCCGAGATTCCCGAAGTATTAACGCCAGAAGAAACGCCAGAAAAAATTATTGAAACCGAAGAGACGAAGTCGCAAGACCCGTCTGCTATGTAACGGAAAAGAAAGAGGTAAAATATGAATGAATTTTTAACCACCCTACAACCAGCGTTGCTTGACTTGGTTGTCCTTATTTTAGTTGGCTTAATTGGTGTTGCTGGTTCAGCAGTGTATCATTGGCGTAAACTCCTAATCGTTAGATTTGGAGCTGAGACTTTTGATGCCGCACGTGAATTTGCTATTGGTCTTTATACGATGTTAGAAGACCAGTTTGCCGACGTGTTACATGCTGGCGCTTTGAAAAAAGCTGAGATGGATAAATTACTATTAGAAAAATTTCCTAGCCTAACCCAAGCTGACTTAGATTCTATCAATAAAGCCGTTTGGGCTGCGATGCAGGAATTAGAACCGATTTTAGACCCCGCTGAATAAAAAAAACAAATAGGAGGTAGTTAATTTATGATTAATAATATGTTTATTGGTTCAAATGCAATCCACACGAGTGTTGCCAAAGCAGAAATTGTGCCGTCTGGTACAACTATTTCTGATTTTCAATTACTAAATGACCAAGCCTGTACTGTTAGAATTAATAATGGTCCAGTAATCTATCTAAGAGCGCTACAAGGTCTTAGTTTAGGGTTTGTTTCTAGTCTTAAAATCCAAGAAGGTGGAATAACGTATAACTGGATTGGCTCAAGGGGGTAAAATATGCCTTTTTTGCAATTAAACCCCTATACTACTACACCATCTGTCGAAGATGATGTAGTGATTGTTGGGCAAACGGTTGTTACTGGTGTAGCGACCGAAGAGATAAGCCAATATGACACTGTTGTACGCAGTTTTACGGCAGGGCTTGAAAACGGATTAGATTCTATAACGATTAGTTCTCCGACGGGTGTTGGGCGCGGGGTTGCTTTTAGTCGAGATGGAGTTTATTTTGCGATTGCCCACTATAACGGAATTGATATTTTTAAACGGAATGGTGATATATTTACAAAACTTGCCAATGTTGACGTTGCTCCGTCGGGATTTGCTCTTGGCTGTTCTTTTAGCTCCGACGGCACTTATTTAGTTGTCGCTAGCAACTCATTTCCTTACACTAGAATGTATAAACGTACAGGTGACACGTTCGTATCAATGACCTTTCCGAGCGTCAGTGCAACAGCTAACGCTGTTTCGTTCTGCGTAGACGATATTCATGTTGCCTTTGCTATCTATGAATCCCCCTATATTGTTATTATGAAACGTAGTGGAGATATTTTTACGGCTTTAACTACCCCTTCGGTAACTCCTACAGGGGGTGGACGTGGTATTACATGGAGTGCAGATGGTGTATACCTAGTTGTAGCACATTCAACCTCTCCGTGTATTACTATTTATAAACGTGATGGCGATGTATTCACAAAGTTAACAAACCCTTCGACACTACCAAGTGATTTTGCATTTGCTGTCTCTTTTAGCCCAAATGGAGAATATTTGGCGGCGGCATATTATAACACCCCCTATGTTATGTTATATAAGCGGGACGGAGATATATTTACAAAAATAACTGACGTTGACCATGCACCTAATGGATTCGCAAGAGGTATTGCATTTAGTAGCGACAGTAATTATTTAGTTGTTGTTGGGGAAATCACCCCATTTATTACAATTTATCAGAGAAATGGTAATACTTTTACCAAACGCACAGCTCCGACTTTGGGCGAGGCGGGATATGGGATTTGTTTTGGTGATGCGTCAAATTATATGGCTTTGGCAATTAATGGTGCTACGAATTTAGCCGTATATAAGGCATCCCCAGATATCAAGGTATCAAAGGCTTTGAATAGCGCGGAAAACATTGTTGGATTTACCGACATTGGATATGCGAATGAGTCTGTTAGCGCAAATGATACTGTTGGTATCACTTCTATCATTAGAGACACGAGTAATTACCCATTATAAGTGGAATAAAAGAACTAATTTATTCCAAAAAGGAGGTGCGGATAATTGTATTTAACAAGATTTGTTAATGTAAATAATGCGGATGTAAAAGATTTAAATAAATTATCCGCAGATGTCTGGAATCATTGTGTTTTGTTAGACGCTGAATATTATATAAATCACAAAAGATATTTAACACAAAATGAATTGCAAAATTTATTAAAAGGGTTTGTCAAATTGCACTCTAAAAATATTCAACATATTATTTTAAAGTATAACCAAGCACGTACCGATATGTTTAATTCGATTAAGTTAAGACATAAAAATAGTCGCACGGTTAAACTTCCGTATAAACATAAAAATTTTATGCCGACTGGGTGGGATTATCAAGCCTTTAGTGTCGACTATGAAAGTCAAATTATTCGTCTTGGTTCTATAAAAGGGAAAGCTCCTATATTTATTAAGGGGTATAATTTACCACAAAATATAGTTGAGATTGAGTTAGTTTATGATGGCGAATATCGATTGTCATTGAAATATAAAATTGACAATAATGTTCGTGTTATACAATCTAATAACTCGTCCGCAATTGACCTTGGAGAAATTCACGCGATAGCATCTATCGACAATAATCGTAATGCAATTATTATTACTGGGCGTAAGCTAAGAAGTATTTCTAGGTTACGTAACAAAGAGCAGGGGCGCATTCGTCAGAGAATGAGTAAAACAGTTAAAGGAAGTAAACAGAATAAGAAATACCGCAACGCGATAAGTTCTATGAAATTTAAAAACGAACGGCAAACCAAGGATTGTGTTCACAAAATAACAAAACATTATGTTAATTATTGCGTAGAGCACAATGTTGCAATTGTATATTATGGAGACTTAGATTCTTCGACAAGAAACACTAAAAAGGGCGGGAAAATTAATCGCGCTAATCGTCAAAAATTGTCTCAGTGGAATTATGGTCAAGTTGTAAGTCAATTGCAAAACAAATTGTTAAGATTTGGAGTGAAAATGGTTAAGGTTAAGGAATATAACACAACTAAGAAGTGTCCAGTGTGTGAAACTTTAAATAAAACCAAGGGGCGAGAATATAAGTGTAAATGTGGTTATAAAAATCACAGAGACTTAAATGGCGCCATTAATATTCTAAATGATAACAATTGTTATGGTTATAAGATTAATTCTTGTAATACATTCAAGTATCTGCGAGCGTAACCGCAAGGCAGTAGATGTCGATGTCGCCGACCTAGCTAATGACTGGTAGTCTATGGATATTGCATAGAAAAACGAAAGTTGCGACACAAGAACTATTTTAATGGCACTTGACAGATTAAATGTTTTGTGTTATACTATATGTATAAGGAGGATTGGTTTATGACTATTGATGAAATGAAAACAAAAATTGTATTACTAGAAAAAGAAATTGAACTCGCCAAGTTGCAATTGCAATTAGCTGAGATTCAAAAAATTATCTATGTACCGCAATACCCCATTTATCCTATATGTCCAACTATTGACCCATACCCATGGTATCATTATAATCACGTGACATGCCATACTGGAACTATGGGTATCATGTCGAATAATTGTACAACTCTTACCGCTAGATAAATGCAATACGACAAAGAGAACATGCATACGGCAATTAAATTGCTACAAGGTGAAACTTGTTTGGTTCAGGGATTCGGCAATTCAATGACACCGATTCTAAAATCGGCTCAAGTTTGCGAGGTTAAACCTATTGACGACCATTCAAAATTATCCAAAGGTAATATTGTACTATGTAAGGTTAATGGTCATGTATACCTGCATATGATTTCTGCTATCCGTGGTAATCAATTCCAGATTAGCAATAATCACAAACATGTAAACGGATGGATTACAGCACCTAATATATTTGGCGTTGTAACAAAGATTTTATAAACCGAGCCCTATTAATACGGTGACAGAGCACGACTGGGCGAGCCTCTCGTGGCTAAAGACAACCTATCCGATTAACGACTCAAAACGGTAAACAATCCGCGCGTATTAATCGTGAAGTTGGGTAATGAGAAATGGCGTGCATCCCCCTTTGGGGAAAATAGAATAAATATGGTCGGGGCACAGTGCGGTCGACGTCGGTATGTAACAAAAAGAGTGTGCCATGGTTACTCACTCTAACAAAAAGCATATCTCTTACCTCTTGTATTTGTGACGAGTGGCTATCTGATTTTACTGATAACCCAATAATTAACCTGTGTGTTAATTACATGTGAGTGGAATGCTCACAAAATCATCGCGGGTAGGAATGCTGGGCATTCACGGGTCTCATAAGCCTGTTCAGGGGAGTTCAATTCTTCCACCCGCCTCCATTTTAAGTACCATTGGAGCGCGCAAAGCCAATGTTACGATAGCCTTCAAGGCAGGGTTTACGGCAAATTCGAAATGCATAGCTATTCGCGTTTGCCTAAATTCGTAATTAACATTCGAGGATAGATAAGGCAGCTATCGCGCCATATTGCCGATGTCGGCATTATGGTCTTGAAAGAGATGTGGGGATATAGCCAACCCACCGAATATTAATATTGGTGTACCCTACCATAAGTGGGAACGAAACAAAGCGGTTGTCGGTCATCCATAAAAACCGTCAAATCATCGCGGGATAGTTCAGTGGTAGAATATTGGTCTCATAAACCAAGTGTCGTTGGTCCAATTCCAACTCCCGCCTCCATTAATCTTTACGCAGAGGTGCGTTATAGATAGAAAGATAGGTAGTAGATATGATTTTAAAAGCTCGTGGATTAGGTGGATGGATTTATATTGACAATATTACATTTTTTGAAAAGGTATTAGATGGGAGTAATAGCGATGGCGGGCATACAACTGGCGAAGTTTCGTATATGCGAAATGATAATGGCGTAATGACCACTATCCCACTTACAACTAATGACGCCTATTTATTAAACGACGATGGTAAAACTATCGAATCGTTATGTGGTTTATTGCCAAGCCCAAGTACAAGTCCAAGACAAGAAATTAAGCCAAGAGGAAATATGTTCCCAGTTTAAGATAAAATTTTAAACATCAAGGGGTGTAAGATGAAAAATTATTTAAAAGAGGGCTCCCATATTCCGACTACGTTTACGTAAAGTAAACGAGTGGAGGAATTCTTATCAAAACAGAATCTAAAATTGTAGTTAAGCGCGAGACTAAAAACCAAATTATTACTGAAACGGTTACTATCCTACGGATTTGGAATTTATTAGGTTTGGTCGAGGTCTATGAAAACTCACATTTTTATGAGTTCAAAGAAATTATTGGTATTGTAAAAGAATAGACAAATATTAGTTGTTTTGACTAATTACAACTAAAACAAATTAGTGATTACATGCTCCGTAAACCAGTAATCGGAATAAATATAACTGGCGAGAATATTAGGCTCGTAACTGCGCGGGCGAGTGGAATACAGACTGCCACTATAAACAACAGGTGTCGCCCCGACAGATGGCAAGTTCGCAATAGTCTGTCAATTAATTTACGGCGGGGTACAGTGCGTCGCCCTGAATGTGACAAAATGGATGTGCCGCGGAAACTCATCCCATACAAAACACATTAATTTTCTGTATTTGTGACGAGAGGCTATTGAATTTTTCTGGTAGCCCAACGATTAGCCTGCGTGCTATTCGCGCGTGAGTGGAAAGCTCATAAACTGGTCCACCGCACCTAGGAGGGCGACCCGATGATTGCTTATACTTGGGGTTGCTAAGTGCTGACAGTTGGCAAAGACCACGATGTCACCTACTTGACAGTAAATTGAGTTGTAGGCACAATCGACCTCTTTCTCCATTTCTTGGTCCCATCAAATGAAATGGAAATTTTATTATTTAAAAAGGAGGATTACTCATGAAAAAAGAAACTAAGATGTCCTTGAAACGATTAGAAGATTTACGCATTGCAGAATGTCGAAGAATAGATGAAAAAATGGAAATGAGTAATGTTTTCCTAGAAAAAATGCAGGCATCAGAAGCCGCTAGGCTAGATGCGATTAGAAGTGTCGATATGAATGCTGTAACTGTTGCAAATGAAAAAACAGTTGCACAAGCCGCTGTTTTAGCCACTCAGTTAGTAGAGACTACAAACTCTTTACGTAATCTAATTACGGAAAGCCTTGAAAAACAGTCGAAAATGATTGAGGCAACAAATACTATAACTAATGAAAAAATTGATAAATTAGATAAGGTGCAGACAAGTACGGGTGGAAAATCAAGTGTAACCATGCCGTTATTAATGCTCGTTTCTAGTTTAATGGGTGGTTTGGTTATGTTTATTATTCAGAATTTAATGAAATAGGTGTTTGCCACAAAAGGAAAGTTATTATCATATGAAATTATTTTTATCAATAATTATTTCGTTTTTTTTAATCACATGCGCTCTTCCAGTTCGTTCTGTTGGAACTGTGCAAACAAATCAACCAATCAACATGTTGGCGGGGGTAAAAGTGTTTAATGTAAAAGTAACTACTGGTCAGTTGAATGTACGTGCTGTACCAGGCGGCAATGTTCTTGGATATTTTGTATTAGGTAACATTGTTGCGGTATATGAGAGTACAGTATATGACGGGGCGACATGGTATAAAGTGTTATACAATGGAAAATACGGATGGATGCATTGTTTTTATACACAGGTCGTACCAACTGCTATGTCTTGGTATGCAAGCGTCGTATCAGTAGATAATATGTATTCTCTTATTGGAACATTATCGAATAAAGACAACGCGCGTATCGCTGGTACGAATAGCGAAAAACTAGCTGGCGATATGTTGGAAACTAGACTTAAAAGTTATGGTTATACCGTTACTCGCCAATGGTTCCCAACATGGATTAAACTTTCAACTGGGGTTCGCGGAGCGAATTCTACGTCATCTAACGTATTTGCTAAGAGCGCACACTTTGACCCATTAAAGAAAACTGTAATTCTAATGGCTCACTATGATGGCGTGTATACGTATGCCGCCGATGACAATGCATCTGGTGTTGCTATGACCGTTGAATTGGCTCGCTACTTAGAAACTAGAACCGACCTACATGTTAACGTTGTAATATTATTGACTGGCGCCGAAGAGGGTAGACATCACGGTTCTTTATATTATGCAGCCCACCCACTAGTACCACTTGCATCTACGCAACTTGTTATCAACTTAGATATGGTTGGCGCTGGTACAACGTATGAAATTTATAACTCTACCATATTAATGGGGCAAAAATACTTTGCGAGATATGCGTTTGGAGTTGGTAAGACCATTGGTATCAATATGTTATATTCGCAGTCTACATATTCAGACCATTTTTCATTTGAACCCAAAGGTATTCAATGTGTTACGTTTATGAACTTAAAATCATATACCTATTATCATACAGATTATGATACGTTAAGTAGAATTGATAAAAATGTTTTACGCAATATTTCCACGATGGCTCTTAATACTATCGAAGAAGCGAGCAGAACTTATTAAAGACAAGTCTGGGGGTTACGTGTAGCCCCCGTAAAGACAAATAGGGTATACTACTAGTGTATACCCTTTATTTTGCAAACAACAAGGGGTGATTGAATGAATAAAGATAAGTTAGATTTTTATGCATCAAACGCTCACTTTTTAGACCATATGATTCCCATATGGAATATGCTACCAAGCGAGTATCGTGGTACTTTTTATATAGACAAACTATTATCTAAATATGCCAGAAAATTAGGGTTGATATTTACGGTCGGGTTACCAACTAATAATATCACGCTTGTTTCATCTTATGGTGACTATAAAAAAGCAAGCGGAAAAGTTATTTATATGGAACATGGTATAGGCAACACATATAGTACGCATCATCCGTCATATGCTGGCGGTCTTGGGAAAGACAAAGTTGTATTATTCTTAAATCAACATGAGTTGACTCAAGAAAAAAACGTAGAGTCGTACCCATATGTTAAAAACGTTATCATAGGCACGCCTAAAATGGATTATATAATTCCAAGACCAATAACTGGAAAAGTTATATGTCTTAGTTTCCACTGGGATTGTAAAGTTTGTCCAGAGACGCGCTCGGCATTCAATTATTATCGGTTTATTATACCAAAATTATTAGAGTCGGATAAATATACACTGGTGATGCATGCACATCCGCATATGAACGGAGAATGGCAACAAGAATTTAGAACGTTAAAAGTGAAGTTTTATGAAAACTTCTCAGATATATTAGAGATTGCAGATGTATATGTGGTGGACAATAGTTCGACAATGTATGAGTTCGCCGCCGCTGGAAGACCTGTCCTTGCATTGAACTGCCCGTTATATCGCAAAGACGTGCATCACGGTATACGTTTTTGGGATTATATACCTGGTCAACAGGTTGAGAATTATCATGAGTTACCAGCCATTATTGAGCATACATTTGATAATCCGCATGAATGGGATGAACGCAGAAATGAAATAGTGGAAAAACTATATCCATACCGTGGTCAATCTACTAAGATGGCGGTAGATGCCATAAAGGAGTATTTAGATAATGCTTAAAAAAGATAAAATGAAATTAATTCCACGTGATACGCCATATTGTTATCATTGGGACCCAAGCACCCTAACGCGTACACCATGCCCATTCTTAACATATAAACCAAGAAAATCGAGGCATCGTTGGAAGATTGAGTGTGCCGATGTTGATAAACACTGGGAATATTGCAAGTATCTTAAGAAATATTTGAATATTCAAGACTTATGTAAGGATTGTGATTTCGGACATGGATGGTAAAAATGTAAGCATATTAATACTTAGTTGTGACAAATATGATGATTTATGGATGCCGTTTTTCACATTAAAAGAAAAATACTGGAGCCCATGTAATTATACGACGTATATCGCTACTGATACAAAAGATTGTCCGTATGCCATAACTCTAAAACATGATTACCCAGTTTCAATGTGGACAAAGCGTATACGCGAGTCATTGATGCAGATACCAACAAAATATGTTATTATGATGGACGGAGATTATTTTTTCAGAAACAGAGTAGACCAAGAGAGAATCGATTATTGTGTTTCTAAAATGAATAATAGTATTGCGTGCTTTAGTTTTGAACAAGAGTTTGCTCCAACCTTGCCATGCGAATTTCAGTGGTTCAGATTAAAGCCAAATATGTCGCAATTTCTTAGTTCGTGTCAAGCTGGGTTATGGGATAAACAAAAGTTAATTGATAGTATGTCAGAGGATATGAATCCATGGGAATGGGAAGAGAAAATCGTTAATTCACCATATAAATACTATGTTAACTCATACGCTCCGATAATTGATTATGGTCACTATAAATACGGTGATATATTTGGGGTATATCGTAGTAAGTGGGTAAAAGATGATGTCGTACCTTTATTTGAAAGAGAGCATATTGACATTGACTTTAGTAAAAGGGGATTCTATTAATGAAAAAATTAAGCATCATCATACCTACGTATAATGTAGATAAGTATATCGAACAATGCCTTAGCTCTTTGTTACCACAGGTTGGAAAAAATGTCGAGGTTATTATTATCGACGACTGTTCGACTGATAGAACAAAAGAAAAGATAGACAAGATGATTAACAAATATAACCGACCAGTAAAATTTATTCGCTTATCCAAAAATAGTGGTGTGAGTTTTGCTAGAAATATGGGGCTATCACTTGCCAGTGGCGATTATATTACATTTATCGACGGTGACGATGCGGTGAGTAGCGAATATATAATTGCAATCCTACAAAATCTATTGCTTGGGTTCGACTATTATAAACTAAGTTGGTCTACGATGGTGGGCAAACCTGTAGTTTATAGAGCCAAAAACCTACCAGACTGGAATTGTAGCGTATGGAGTAGGATATTCAAATCAAGTATTATACAAAAAGAATTTGACACTAGTAAGAAATGGGCTGAGGATTGGCAGTTTCTGCAAGATAATATTCGTGATAACTTGACATGTGGATACATTAATGATATAATCTATTTATATCGAAATGATAGAGAGGGGAGCCTTACTCAACAGATGCTTGATGCGGCAAAGAACACACAATGAAACTTATCTTTTATAGTAAAAGGTTTATTGTTGGTGGGATGGAAAACGCTGTTTATCACTTGGCTAGGTTATTAAAGCGCGATTTACATGCAGAAATAACAATTGTCTATGAAATCATTGATGACGGTACATTTCTTATGACAGAAAAATATAAGAAAGAATTCGATACACAATATTTCTTAGATAGCGACGGCAGTATAAAGGATTTTTATTGCGATGTACTAATTAATTGCGACCCAAATGCATTTGATTTACCGTATATACATGCCAAGCATACTATCCATTGGCTGCACTCTCGCTGCGTAAATTACAAAAACTTTCCGCATGAAAATATGGCGATATGCCAAAGCGAATGGCATAAACAAGAGTTAAAGGCACTCGGAATTGATGCAGTCGTTGTTAAAAATCCACTAGATATTCAGTTAATTAGAGAATTGGCACTACAAGAGGTTGACAGGGGAAAGATACCAGAAAATAGAATTATATATTTAATGGCATGTCGTATTTCACCAGAAAAAGGCTTGGATAGGGCTATTTCTTTTATGAAAAAAGAGTACAACAAGGCTAATATATTAGTGGTAATTGGTGCGCCAACATATCCTAAAAATGAACAAATTAAAGAACGCATGATATTTAAGTTAGGTAAAAGAGTGGTGTTCCTTGGAGAGAAAATTAACCCATATCCATATATGCTACTAGCAGATTATATCTGTTCGTTCGCAGATTCTGAGACATATGGAATTGTTAGCGAAGAGGCTCACATACTTAATAAGCCAGTCGTATTCTCTAAATATGATACCGCCAAAGACCAGTTTATTGAGGGGTTTGATAGTTGGATATCAGAGGATAACTATTGCAAAAATAATGCAGTGCATGTTTATGATGAAAAAAAGAATATAGATGCATTAGAACAGTGGAAACGTATCTTAAATGCGTTGGAAATTGGGTAGAATTAAAAATCTACCCAATTTTTACCATCGCTTGACAAACCAAATTATTTATGCTATAATAAGACTATACTGAAAGAGAGGTATTATAGATGAGGTGTTTTAAGAAGATTAGTCTAAAACAATACATTAAAGACGGTGGTACAGAAGAAGAATATAATAGTATAGTATTACCTATACGTGCAACTAAATTTTCCTCTGGGTATGATATTTGCACGCCGCGTAGAATTATTATTTCAAAAGGCGAATCTGTAAAAGTACCAACTGGAATTAGAGTTTTTATGGAAAACGACGAAGTGTTCATGATGCATATTAGAAGTAGTATTGGGTCTAAGTTTGGCGTCAGAGTATCTAATTGTACTGGAGTAGTAGACTCTGATTATATTGCAGCCGATAACCAGGGACATATATGGATGTTCCTGCATAACGATTCAGAGCATTTCTTTGAAATACAGGCTGGTAGTAAAATTTGTCAGGGTGTTTTCCACAAATATCTGATTACCGACGATGATACCGCCGACGCTGTACGCACTGGCGGGGTTGGGAGTACTGGTAAATAATATGAAATATGCAAAATTCCTAGAGGATGTTGAGCTCGACGAGGGTATATATTTTTTTAGAAAAGGTCGCTCATATATTGTAGAGGAAGAGATTGAGGGCGGATATATGTTAGAGGAAGAAAGCGGGCTTTCTATGGGTGTTAGAGACGCAGACAAAGGTATATTATATATTATTGTTGATAGTGTAATTCAAGCTATGAATTGAGGTAAAAATGCAAGAAATAAAAAGTATGATTCGATTTAAGGATTTAATCGAAGCAAACGACGATGTATTGGTTGAGTGGTTTACCACGTGGTGCGGTCCTTGTCGCATGTTATTACCAGTTTTAGAAGAGGTTGAGCCAATGTTCCCAGATATTATATTTCTTAAGATTGATGCAGAGGCACGGTTAGAAATATCAAAAGAATACGGTGTTGCATCTGTCCCAACCCTAATTAGATTTAAGAATGGTAAACCTATTTTTAAAACATCTGGCTACAGGTCAAAAGATGCGGTAACCAAGCTATTGACAGATTGAATAATTTGTGATATAATAGTATTATAAAAGGAGATACGAATGTTCAAGCACGATATAGTTGACTCTGAATATCAGGCTGTGCGAGACGGGGATATAGTTGGTACGATGAGAATAACAAAGATTGATTACGACACGTCAATAAATCTATCCACCTGTGACATTCGTGTAAACTATGATAACGGCGATGTATTTGTTGGTACGTTTACGATTAAGGCAATAGCATGGTGTTTTGTAGAATATGAGGATTTATTCGATATTCGTTTAATGGAAAAGGTATTATCGCTATCATTTTTTGAAAGTATGAAAAAACATACCGTGACAGCGCTACTATATGGTTCTACTACATGTTCGTTCTTATACGTATTTGGTGCAATATTTTTTAAGCAATACGGATTATTCCCAATTGGACTAAGTATTGTATTATTATTCTTATCTTGGTTTATTTCGTCTAAAGTCAAGTTTAAATTAGTCAAGCGTTGATACTCAACCCATGTTGAGTATTTTTTAGCCCTACGAATTGACACAAACGGGTGTGGCATGAAACATTCGCCACACAAAAGGAGAATTCAGCATGAATCAAACAATTACTCAGGTATCTAACGTCAACGTCGAATCGACTATCCAATTAGAAGGTGTATCTTACTGCCATTACTGTGGTGCTGTCTATGACCCTAGCGATTTAGAAGACGGTGTAGATAACGGGTTCTGCCAAGACTGTGTAGACCAAATGGGTACATCGGAACAAAGCTAATATACTTGACAAAACATTGTATTTGTGTTATACTTATGTTGTAAGGTAAAACCTTAAAAGGAGGAATTATATATGCCGATTAAAAAATCCGATTCCAAAGTCAAAAAACCGCTGAAAATTTTGCTGTTTGGTCGCTCTGGTATTGGTAAAACCCATTTCGCTTTACTGTCAACCCCAGGCAAAACGCTTGTATTTGACACTGAAAGCGGCACAGATTTTTTCGAGGGTCGTAAGGGATTTGAATTTGATTACTGGACAGATGATGACGGTTTAAAAACCACGTCAATTCGTGAGTTAAACAAAGCCATCGATACGCTTGAAAAAGATTCAGATTGTAAGAGATACCAGACGTTTATCTTAGATGTAGCGTCAGATATTTGGGATGCTATTCAAGCACAGCGCTCTGAATACAAAGATGAAGTTGCGTCGAAACGTGGTATGAGTGTAGATGAAAGAAACGAAGCAGTATTGTTATCGTTTAATCAAAAAGATTGGGGCGACATGAAACGTATTTGGAAAAGTACAATCTCTCGCTTAAAAACTTTGCCACAAAACGTTATCTTAGTTGCTCGTGAAAAAGAAGTTGTCGAGACGTTACCGAATGGTGAAATGCGCTCTACTGGGCTATTCAACTATGAGGGCGAAAAGAATTTGATTTACGCCGTAGACTTTGCGATTCGTTTAGTTAAAGACGACAAAACAAACAAAAGAACCGCTATTGTAATCAAAACACGTCATGATGAAAAGGTTCCAGAGGGTAAGGTATTCGTCGACCCTACGTTTAAGATGTTTGAAGGACTTGTCAATTCTATGGACGGTGGTAAAAAATCAACTGGTCTTAGTGATAAAGATGGGAATATCTTCTCTGAAGAGGAAAAAATTGCCGATTTACAGAGCAAAATCATCGATGAATGTAAGGCGCTTGGTGGCTCTAAAAATGCAGATTTAGTTGCAGTTCTAGAACAGTTTGGTGCGAC